GTTTGGGTTTTTAATCACGCACGAACAGTAAATGCATTGACGTATAATGTTTGGGAACAAGGCGAATATTTTCATAAAGGCATTCGTTTAGTTGCAAGAACCGCATTAGAAATTGCAGGGTATGATACCACTCCACTTCATGCATTCATGACTGAAGCAAATACTGGATACTGTAGTTACTTTGTGGCTAGAAAATCTTTTTGGAATGAATATCTTTATTTCTTGATTAAGATAAAAGAAGCACTTGAGAAATTGCCTGAAGATGTAAAAAATATTTATGAGAGTAGCGCAAACTATTCGAGGGATGCATCATTAAATATGTTCCCATTTATTATTGAGCGTATGTTTTCTACCTTTTTGATTTTAAATCACGATAAGTTTAAGGTTCATTCGAAACCTTATGACTATTCTGTATATAAGTCTGAAGTTGGAGATTTTGTTGAAGTCTTGGATGCACTCAATAAAATGAAAACGTATATTGTTAAACACGACTCTGCTGAAATATTTGATCAATGGAATGCAATTCGTATGCATTTTGTTAAAACTCAGCAACAGTTATTCAACTTGGACTAATATGTTAAATGAAATTTTTCGACCTACTATAGAATGGATTAAAGATGACTGGAACTCTCATCCTTTTAGGTTTGTTGCTGAGTTGCTTGCTTGGGCTATCAGTATTGGTTGCAGCATTACGATGGCGCTCACTGTGCCCAATCCCCCACTACTGGCTCTTTATCCTCTGTGGATTGCTGGGTGTGCAATTTATGCTTGGGCTGCTTATACTAGGAAATCATTTGGCATGTTGGCTAATTACATCTTGCTAACTACGATTGACACCGTTGGATTGATTAGAATGGCAATTTGACAATCCCTATAGGATATTGTATAATATGTGGAAGTTATGGGCAAAGGCTCTAGGCGAAAAAGCATTTCCGGCAAATAGTGATGCAGATAAAGTAGCAATAATTCGTACCGTAATTGTTGCGATATACATCATTACAAACTTTTTTATCATCGCCGGTATAATTCATCATTGGTAGAATATTATGGAATACAATCCTGACAAATGGGTAATGGTAAAATTCAATCACAATGGCGAAGTAATCTATAAGATTCTCGCAAGTTGGTATGGTGGCTATCTAGGTAGCGACTCATGGAAACTGAATAGTGGTTGCACACGAATTGAAGAAGATGGAAACTATTATCTTTTTCATGGGTCTAGTGGTAGTGTTTATCGTTGTCACAAAGATGCATACGGTATGAGTGGATACACTTCAGGTGTCTTTGCAAATTTTGAAAAGACGTTTGAGGGGCGTGAAGATGCATCGATGGAACTAATGCCCGAGTCAACTAAGTTTATGGAGTTACATTATGAGTAAGCAATGGATTATCAGTCTGGAAGAAGACCCCGAAACAGGAGACTTGATTCTCCCGTTAAGTGATGATATACTAGAGCAAGCAGGTTGGAAAACTGGCGACACAATTGAATGGATTGACAACAAAGACGGAACTTGGACTATGCGTAAGAAAGTTGAAACACAACTGGTGATGGTAGAATGTATCTCTACATTTCGTCAACGATATCTAGTTGAAGTGCCTACTGGTACAGACCGTTACGGAAAAGATAAATCAGAATGGGCGCTAGATACTGTAACAATGGAAGAAGCAAAAGAGTTTTCTCAGAAACATCTCGGTGAGACAATTGTTTCTCATCGTGTTGTAACTGAAGCCGAAGCACTACGCATTTGTGATGAAGACAATGATTATTGTCGCGCATGGTCTGACGAAAAGAAGAAAGAAGCATTCTTCACTACTTGGAAGGAGCAAGAAGATGACTCTGCCTGACGAAAGATATCGCGCACTCAAATGCGGTAAAGAATTTCTTTACGAATTGATTGACCCGAAGAAAACGCCTAGAGTGCCTAAAGATGTTCGTAGAAAAGCACTTTGGGTATTGCGACACTATCCTGATAACTATCATCTTGAATTGATAGCAGAAAGACTTCCTGAGTGGTTTGATACAAAACCTTTTTCATCATTACATTTGATCGTAGACAATAAGGTAAAGAGCAATGGTACTACCAAACCAGAACCGCCAGATGCGGCTTGACGAAGAGATTAAATGGTTCCTTAAGGAACTAAATCATCCTGAAGGATTTGGGTGGGCAGTAACGCAAGAGGTTCGTGATATTGCAAAACGAATTCTTTCAAGAATGGATGAGATAGAAAAAGCAAAGGATGATTGGAAATGAAAGTTTATATCGGTCCATATAAAAATTGGTTTGGTCCATACCAACTTGCTGAGAAACTTTGCTTTTGGGCAAAGAAAGAAAAGGATGAATATGGATTCGATAGAACGCCAGATTGGGTTCACAACTTTGGGGAATGGCTTGCACATGGTAGTGTAGAACCTGAACCTAAGAAAGGTGATGATCCCAAAAAGTTTTTAGATAGAGAAGATCGTAAAGAGACACTTCTTTATAAGTTTTTGCTTTGGATTGAATCTAAGAGAAAACGCATTATCTATGTGAAGATTGATCGTTATGATACTTGGAACATGGATTCAACTTTGAATCCTATTATTCTTCCTATGCTGAAGCAATTGAAAGCAACCAAGCACGGTTCTCAAATTGTTGACGATGAAGATGTGCCTGAAAAGTTTCATACTACATATAAAGAACACGATTATGACCAACTAGATTTGTTTCCTGACAGCAAAGGTGCTGCGGATGAAGCAGCATGGGACCTCACTCACATGCGTTGGGAATGGGTTCTTGATCAAATGATTTGGTCTTTTGAACAATTGTCTAGTGATTGGGAGTCTCAATTTCATACAGGTAAACACGACTTTTATACCGAAGTAAGTGACTGGAAAGAAGACGGAACTCCTAAACTCTATCAACTTAAAGAGGGTCCTGAACATACTGCAAAGTTTGATGCTGAAGGTTATGCTGAACACTCTAAACGTATTGACAATGGTCTACGTCTTTTCGGTAAATATTATCGCGGACTTTGGGACTAATTTCGCTTATAAATACTATTTCTAATAAACTACCCCACAGGAGAAAACTATGGAAATTATCATCGCTTTAATCGCAATTGTAGTTCTTGGTGCAATTTGGTATGCAAATCGCGACACCGGATTTGATGCAAATAAGGACGGCAAAGTCGATCTTAAAGACGCAGGCGCAATGCTTGAGAAAACAGTAGAAGAAGTTAAGGTTGCCGCTGACGCAAACAAAGACGGCAAAGTTGACGCTGCTGATGTAAAAGTTGTAGCGGAAAAGGCTAAGACTCAGGTCAAGAAAGCAGCCGTTAAAGCAAAGACTGCTGTTAGAAACAGAAAGCCAAAAGCAACTAAGGCTTAAGGCTTACAGGAATTTGCCGTATATCCGATAAGGGTATACGGCAAAAACCATATCACAATCATCAAACGAATGTATTGATCGTAAAGTATCATTGATTTGCAAGTGGGTTATCTAAAGCCTTCTTAATCTTATCATCAAGTTCTCTACGCAGCGCACGAATCTCCGCTGCGTTTTCTTTTTGTAGTTTTGTTAATTCTGCATTTACTTCTTTAATCGTTGTATCAGAATATCTACGAACTTCTTTCATTGCAGAATCAGTCAATCTTTGATCTGTTTTAGTAGAACGTTCTACACTTTCAACCACACTCTCAAGTCTGCGAATATCACCCTTTAAATCATTTTTGATTTCGTTGGTGTATTCCATAGTCTTGTCTGTGTTTACTTGTAACAATTCAATCTTTTTATAAATCTCTGCTAAGTCTGGTGCAACATACTGCTGAATTTTTTCTTTCATATCCATATAATCTTTATATACCTCAAACGCACCATATAGACCACCTAAGACTGAGGTAACAATTGTACCTGCAATCATAAGTTTTGCTGGAGTAAAATTATATCCTCCAATACTAATAACAGTATTGGGATCAACCGCAGACTCCAACTTGTCTACTGCATCGTCTAAGTTTTTTTCTGACATTATAGTTCCTCTTGTTCTTGTTTTGGTAATGGTGTTCCTCTATATGATCTAGGTGAATATCTAACTGGTTCATCATTCTCTTCATAGTATCTTCTTCTTGGCTTGGGTGGATCATTTCTAGAAACAAATGCTTCTTTACCATAAAATGCCGCAACAATTGCTGCAACAGAAACGAAATACGTTGCTGCCATATCGCCTAAGATAGTTGCTGCTTTATCAAGTCCTAACCAAATTGCTATGACTACTGCAAAAGGATATAGTAGCATACCTGCAAGCGCAAACCATGCCATGTTCCTTTGTGCATCTTGTTTTTTGTCTTCATTCTCTAACATTATTTGACGTTCGTTCATTTCAAATTCCTCATCGGTATATCTCTTTCTTCTTTTCATTTTAGTTACCTAAATTATACTGTGAGTCGATCATCTGCTGATGTAATCTATCACTTCCCCCTGTTAATCCTCTCAACAATCTAGCATTATCAACATTCTTTTGTCCTTTATATATTTCCTTTGGTGCGTAGAATTGACCATCAGGCAATGCACTCATATACAATTCAAATCCTACGGGTTGAGTTGTCATTGATGCTAGATTAACTCCAGCAGCAAGTTCATTATCTTTTGCTTTTTGATTGACGGAAGATTTTTGTGTTGTTGTTTTAGTTTCTGTTTGTATAGTTGTTGGCTTTTGTATATCATCAAGCAATTGTCTATCGAGTGTTGATACGGTTGCAATTTGAGTTTCTTGTGTTATATTTGTTTCTGTATTTTTTTGATCAATTGAAAAACTTCTTATGGATAATTGTGGTGCTACTGAAAACGTCATTGTTCCGCTTTCTTGTGTAGATGTTATCGACTGCTGATATTGAATTGATTGTTGTGGCACAATAGATATTACCTGTGGCAAAATTTGTTGAGGTTGAACAGATTGTCTATAAGTGCTAGTGTTCGATGCGGTATTAAAATTATTATCTGTGATTATATTGACTGATGCAGATTCGGGCAATCTAATTCCTGTTCCCAAATTTGTTTGTGAATTCATTAAAACAGAATTCTGAACTACAGAAGGCGCATTTATTGCAATCGACATTTCTGCCGATCTAGATGACGCCTGCGCGGTTGCTTGTGCATCTTTTGCTGCTTGAACACTTGCCGCAATACTTTGTGACTGTGCTTGTGCTGCTACTGCTTCCGCTTGTTGAGTTGCGCTTGTCGCCGCTTGATTCGCCTGCTGTGTAGTTTGTTCTACTACACTTCTTTCTACGCTACCAAGTCTGTCTTGTTCTTTAGAAATAATGCTTAGAATCTGAGAAGTTGATACTGTAGATTTTGGTGCAGTTGATGCATTAACTTCACCAACTTTAGGTTGTGGATTATTTACAGTAGGACTTGCAGTTGTTGCTGGCGCAGCAGATGAAGACGTTGTGGTTGCGACAACAGTTGTTGTTGGTGAAACAACAGTTGCGGGTGAAGAAGTCTCTGTGATAGTTGTGGTTGAAGTAGTTGGTGAACTCAAAACAGTTTGTGTTACAGGTTCTACAATTTGAGTTCCTGTACCAGTTGTGTTTGTTGTTATTTCAGCGATAGTAGGTGTAGTATTGAGTTTAGCCAATTCTTCTAAGTAACCAGGACATGAAGGAGAACTTAATACATTCACGAAGCATGGATCAACAGAAAACTTCAGACTGAAATTAACATTGTAGATTTCGGGTCCATATGGACCTGCCCAAAAGTTTGAGTCGCCGCCGATAAAGCCATAACGAACATCACCTAAATCTTTTGTTGCATATGGTGTGTTGAAAGTCTGACTGAAATTGAAGTTTGTCCAATCAAACTTATAATTCAAATTGTAGTTGTCGCCGCGAAGTAAACTACCTGATGGGTCATAGAAATTAACGTATGCACTCAGATAGTCTACTTGTCCATTGTCCCATCCGTTACCATTCTTTGCAGTAAACCCAAAGTTATATCCATTCACTCGAAGCCCTGTTCCTGAATTAGGAAGAACACTCGCAACCGCTTGTGCTTGATACAAGTCTGTTAGTCCAAAAGAAAAGTTTATGTTGCCACCAGGACGCACAATTGGATTTGGACCGCAATAGCCAGGATCACCCCATGCCCAACATGTTAGGTTATCTTGATAGACACCGTTCTGCCATGGTGTCTGATTAGTTCCAGACACCGTAGGCTGAACAAGGTTTGGCGTTGTATAAACTTGCGTAGGGTCTAATTGACCCGTTGCTAAGTCTTGCGCCTTACTTAACGAGACCGAAAAGCAGAGCGCCAAGCAAAGCGCCGAAGCCAGTCTTCTTATAGAAATCATCACTCTTTGGTTCCTCTGATTTTGGAATTTTATCTGGATTTTGTTCCCATGCCATTCTCGCAGCAACACCAATTGTTCCCTCATATGGGCATGGTGTTCCGGCGTGCCACATTGCATCAAACACTCTTCTATCTTGACATAGCGTTGCAACGGCTGCAACTTTCATACCCATGTCATAAAGTGTCTTAGCATTCTTCAGTCTTTCGCAATTCAAATCTCTAACTGTTCCGCCTGAAGAAACACCAAGAATCTGTGTCTGAACTGAGCCAGATGTTCCTGTGGTACACAAATCATTATTACCTCCACTCATCATTGCTGGTGCAATCGCAGTTGGTGGTGGCATAATCTGTCTAATAGTAGTGTCGTTAATATTTCGGTTTGTCATTTCTCCCTGCTGAATATTAACGTTTCTATTGTCAGACGTATTAGTGTTTACATTGTTATTGTTATTTGTATTATTGCTTGTCGAAGTTGAAGTATTAATGTTTCGATTTGTCATGTCACCAGTATTAATATTACGATTTGTATTATCGTTGGTGCTTGTAGACGTATTAATGTTTCGATTTGTCATGTCACCAGTATTGATATTACGATTAGTATTATCGCTGGTAGATGTTGACGTATTGATGTTTGTGTTTGTATTTACGTTTGTATTATTAGTGCCACCACTCATAACATTTCTAATTGTTTGGTCGCCGCTATTAATATTATTATTTGTATTCACGTTTGTGGAAGTTGAAGTGCTGCTGCTGACATTATTATTATTAAATGTCTGAGTTCCACTATTAATGTTCTGATTAATATTATTGTTTGTGTTTGTATTTGTTGATGTGGTGTTATTATTGTTATTGTATGTCATTGTTCCGGAATTGACATTATTGTTATTGTATGTCATTGTTCCGGAGTTGACGTTATTTACTGTTGTCTCTCCACTTACCGTTGTTTGATTTATATTGGTATTTGTGTTTGTTGAAGTAGACGTTGAAGTATTTACGTTTGTGTTTGTATTATTACTTGTGCTATCTACAGTCGAATTTGAGGTCGAAGTAGACGTATTGGTATTCGTATTATTTGACGTTACCGTTGAGTTACTTGTTGAAGTATTGTTTGTATCAACCAATGTTTTAGAATCATATGTAGTTTGGGCGTTCGCGCCTCCAGTCATCATAACAAAAAGTGCCGCCAATGCGACCTTTCTGCATGTTGTCATTTATTTCCTCTCTTTTGTTTATTTGTTTTTCTGCCGTAATCATCATTATCAATCAGTAATTAAATAGTTTCATTTTTACTCCAATGGGGTTAGGTTCTACTTATTTAGGGAAAATCGGCAATCTAAAAAGTAAGTAAGTGCTAACTTATTGAAAAATCAAGGGTTTACGGCGTTGTTTTTGTGCAACAAGCCGAAAAAAACCCTTGACAAAGCCTACAGTTGTGGTATACTATGCATATATGAGAAAGAAACGTTCTGACAGAAACCATGTGATCTACCAAGTGACTTGCGTAGACACAGGCGATACTTACATCGGACTGACTGTTGCACTCGGTCAAGCGTATCTCAAATCCGTTAAGATTCGCTGGCAAAAGCATGTAAGCCGTGCAATGCGCGAAACTAAAGATTGGTCATTTTGCCAAGCAATTCGTGACTTAGCCGATTGTGAATGGCAGTATGAAGTTGTTGAAGTTGTTCGCGGCAGAAAACCTGCACACCAACGTGAGCGTGAATTGATCGCGGCATGGGAACCTTCCTTGAATACTTTTTGACTTGACACGGCTCTCTAAATATGTTACTATAGTAACGTATGAATGGAGAATGTTATGGATACTGACGCAAAGAAAATTTTGAAAGATGCCGTTAAAGGCATGAACCCGCAGGATGCACAAGCGGCTGCAATATGGTTTCTTGGGCTGATTACTGTATTCATGATTGCATGGTATTTGATTGCATCATGGATTACATTGACTGCGGTAACGGTGCTGTTCGGACCAGTAGTTGAGATTGGATTTACTCAAATTCTTTCTGTTGCTTGGTTCATTTATTTGATTCGTTCCTTTATGAGTAAAGCGAAAGAGGCATGAAAATGAAAATGCTAATTGGTGCAGTTGTTGCAAGTTTTGCAATGAGTGCATCGGCACAAGAAATTGTTACGCATGGCTATGCTAGGGTTCTAAGTGTTGAACCTATTACAAATTCAGCATATCGAACGGTTCCTCGAACCACATGCACTACGATAGAGAGACAAAGTAACAGCGGTCCTGTAGTCGGCGCAATTGTCGGCGGTGCAGTTGGTCGCGGTATGGCAAAAGACAAGGACGCCGGAACTGTTGTAGGTGCAATTGCTGGCGCTGTGATTGGTGACCATGTGACTGAACCTAGAGAACAATGCACTACATATCACGATAGAGAATATTACAATCGAATTACTGGTTATAATGTAACGATTGAATATGACGGTGAGTTGCGTACCGTTCGCCTTGCGCGTGATCCTGGAACTAGAGTATCCGTTAAAGTTGTTAAGCGAGTATATGTCCTAGAATGAAAACCACAATTTGTTATGCGCTACTTTTTGTAGCGACTTCCGCATGTGCTGAAGTTACTTTGGTCAAGGATGGATCGTCAAATGATTCCGAAGAGTATATGGCAAAGGTCTTGTCGAAGACAATGATCATTGACCATATGCCTAGACTTACAACAAGGCGAGTGTGTGAAAAAGTAACTGAGCGAATACATATAGATAGGCACGAAAATATTATTAAGGTTATTCCTAATAATATGGTACAATGCAGGTTCATTCATGAAGAACAAATTATGAATGTTGTAACCGGCTACCAAGTGACTTACGAATATAAGGGCAAGATTTTCTCTGAAAATCTGAATTATGATCCTGGAGATTTTATAAAGGTGAAAAATTAACATGAACCAAGAGGATAAAGATATGATCAATACAATGATTTCTAAAGACGATTGTTATTATGCAAAGGCTAGCGCCAAAGAGCAAAAGCAATTCCGAGAATTTCTGAGGGGTGTTCTAAAGAACGAAACCGCGACATTGACTTTCCAAAAGAAAGATGGTACAATGCGTGTTATGAAATGTTCATTGCGTGAAGAACACATGCCTTCTTATGAAAAGAAAACTGAACGTGTTCGTGCATCTAATGACGATACACTTTCTGTAGTTGACTTGGAAAAGAATGAATGGCGTTCCTTTCGCTATGACTCTATTCGGAAGATCGAATTTACTATAGGATAAAAAATGAAACTGTCGAAAATTTCGACCGGTGGTGAAGAGAAGTGGTTGGGTCAAGAGCCTTCTTGGTCCAGCCAAGATTCTATGTCGGAAGAACAAAAGCGTAGTGCGCTATCCGCAGCATTAAACTGGTACAGTTATTTCACCGACACTAAACAAGCAAAACAATTTCTTTTAGAATACATGCAAAGCGTTGGTCGAAGCAAAGATGAAATTGCTTTGATTCGCTCCCTGACTGATTCTGAAATGAATGCAACCACAGGCAAACTAGCACGAATGATGTGCCTAGGATATACGCCTGATGAAAATGTTCGCAATCGATTCGTAGAACAATTCAAAGCATTGCTATCTAAAGCAAAGCAAAATTACACCGAGAAAAAAGAAAAAGAAAATGCGGCAACACCTACGGTTGTTGTTTCTATTCAAGATCGAATTCGCGAAAAGGCGAGTGAAGAGATTGCTGAACTTGAAGGTATGGTCGATGACTTTGTGACGAATAAGTGTAAGACAAATATTGACATGGAGAACTATCTAAAGTCTCGCAGTATGTCTTCCGTTGTCGCAAAGAAAGTGTGTGATTACTACGTTAGTGTGTCTGAAGAAATTCGCGATGCAATCGCTGGCGCTGACGAACAGTTGGTCGAAGGGTATTCGAATTTCACAAAACCTGAACTTAAGAGATTCAAGGATTTCTTGGATTCAATCGTTCTTGGTGCAAACAAACTGAGTGTAGAAAACAAGCCTATTCGTAAGAAGCGCAAGGTTAAAGAAAAGCCTGCAAGTGTGCTTGTATCAAAAGTAAAATACATGAAAGAGTTTGCCGAACTTGGCATTGTAAGTACCAATCCAGAAAAGATGATTGGTGCGCTACAAGTCTGGACATTCAATACAAAGACTCGCACATTGTCCGTTTACAATGCGAACAATGCAAAGGGTCTGACTGTTAAAGGCACTACACTACAAAACTTTGAAGAAGCCACTTCAATCAGTAAGCGACTACGCAAACCAGAAGTGACTATTAAGAATGTTTTGAGTGGTGGTAAAGTTGTTCTGCGTAAGTTGATGACAGAGTTGACTACGAAAGAATCTGCCGCCACCGGTCGATTGAATGAAGATACCGTTATTGTAAGGGTCTTGTGATGGGCACCAATTATTATGTTGCGAAGAATCTGTGTGAATGTTGCAATCGCTATGATGAAGAATATCATATCGGAAAATCGTCATACGGTTGGGCATTCTCATTTCAAGGCTATCGTGAAGAGCGATTGGTGTCTTGGCGTGCATGGAAAGAATTTCTCAAAAACCAAATCATCATGGATGAGTATGGCGAACGAATAGACTATGATTGGTTTGTCAATTTTATTGAAACACACAAAGCGCCTGGTTATGTGCGTGAAGATGGGCGCAAGAATCTTCAACACAACGAACAAGGAAAAATTGATAAGCGACCATGGTTCAATCCCGAATACGATTGGGATGATGAAGATGGTTATGCTTTTTGTTCTAGGTGGTTTTCGTGAAGTATTGGACTATTGTTTTTCCTGGTGAGTTTGATCAACATGTGCAAGAAACATGGTCTGAAGATCAAATCATCAAATCATATTACACCTACTGGTTCACAAAAATGATTGAAGCAGGAAAAGGTGATATTGCAACACGCGAACGATGCATCGAAGATTGGTGCGTTGTTCATTGGGCATGTGAAACTGATCAATTAGGAAATAAACTATGACTACCCTTGCTAGAGATAATTTCTCTGAACTTGAAATTGCAAGCATCATTTCCGTAAAGGAAAAGATTTATAGTGACTTTGGTGGACTGCTAGGTATGATGCCGCGCAATCTACAGAATCTTATTCTTACTGCTGGAACTATTACTGGTGGATGCGTTTCATCTATTTTTCATTCTAAGCAACCTAACGATTGGGATGTGTATCTTGAGAATGAAGAAGCAATTAAAGAGTTTGATGTAATGATTAAGAGTGACGGTCCTGTTAGACGGGTGATTGCTGATGCTAATCCTAACTACCGTGAATTCGAAACAACTGGTGGTAAAGTGATTACTGAAAATGCTGTTACTTTTGAGAATGGTATTCAAGTGATTACTAGGGCTACTGCTGAAGTCGCAAGAACTCATTTTGACTTCATTCATTGTATGCCTTACTACAAGTTGAGTGAAAGGAAATTCTATATTTCACGCAAACAATTCGAATCTATTCGCGAAAAGAAAATTGTTATGAATCCTAACTATAGAGGTGATGTTAAATTTGCCAGAGTTGAGAAGTATAAAGAAAGAGGATGGGTTGCGCCATGAGTGAAGTTGCTTATCGTGAAAAATATTGGTGGGAACATTATCCGCTACACAAACTTTGGTGTAATGATGCATGTCCATTAGTTCCTAGATTTGAATATCGCAGGGGTGATGAATACAATGCAAACGCTTGGTCATTACATTGGTTGTTTCTTCATGTATGGACAATGGAACATTTTTCATTTGGTTTAGATGCAGGAATCAGTTTTGATGGAATCTATGTTGGTGCAGTTTTACCTTGGTTTCGCATTACATTTGGAATTCGTCACGCACACTCACAATTAGGATGGAAAATTTCTAGACTGCTGCGCCGCAAGCCAGCACTAAAGAATGAAAAAGGAGAATACAATGAATAACTATGAACGTCACGCTAAAGAAGAATTTCGTGCAGCCGGTTGGACTGACGAAAATGGAAACTTCAATGATGAAATGCAAGAAATGATTTGTGATCATGTATTGAAGTTGCTTGAAGTGTTTGATGGAGAAGGACACTCTGGCTCTAGTGCGCCCTATGCAATTAATCTTTTTAAGAAACTTGCTTCTTTCGAACCTATCGTGCCATTGACTGGCGAAGATTGGGAATGGGTCAATGTTGCAGAACAGAATGGCGGACCGCTTTGGCAGAACAAGCGATGTGGTCATGTGTTCAAAGATAACGAAGGTGCATATGATATCAATGGTATTGTTTTTTATGACTGGTATGTAGATGAAAACGGGGATAAACACAAGTCGTATTTTACCGGAAGAGAAAGTAGAGTGTCAGTAACTTTTCCATACACACCTACCACCGAATATCGAGAGTATGTTGACAACGATTAATTTTGTTGATATAATTACTCTATAGATTAACTAAGGATTGGTATGAACGAAGAACTTGACGCTAAACTGGTAGCCAATTATCCAGAACTTTACCGCGATAGGCATGGCAACATGAAAGAAACTCTTATGTGTTGGGGTTTCTCTTGTGGCGATGGTTGGTATCAACTTATTGACGCTCTATCGTGGATGCTGTCTGCTGAACATAGACGCGCCAAAGATCGTCTAGAATATTATCGCAACAATTTTGGTAAAGAACTTTGGAAAGGCAAGTTTGTAACCCAAGAGGATATTGACAAGGCGCAGAAAGAACTTGATGAAAATCCTTGTCCGGTGGCTGTGCAAGTGAAAGAAAAGTTTGGTGGACTTCGATTCTACGTTGACAGGGCAACCGAAAGACAGTATAATTATATTAGTTTTGCAGAAGCATTGAGCCATAGAACGTGCGAAGAATGCGGCGCGCCTGGTATGACTTATACCATGGGTTGGCATCAAACTCTTTGCGAGAAACATGCTGATGAACGATATGGCGAAGAAGCAGCACACTATCGAAACAAAACTGCCGAATGGGCGGATGAGGAAGAAAAAACATGATTTTAGTTGACTTGAATCAGGTCATGATTGCAAACCTGATGATGCAGGTAAATTCCAATGCTGCAAATCAGATTGATGAAAACCTGATTCGTCACATGGTTCTCAATTCGCTGAGAATGTATAACGTCAAATTCAAGGATGAATATGGCGAAATGGTTATCTGTTCCGACGACAAAAAGTATTGGCGCAGAGATATCTTTCCGTATTACAAAGCATCCCGTAAGAAGGACCGCGAAGCATCCCCATTTGACTGGAATCTAATTTTTGAAACTCTGAATAAAGTCCGTGATGAAATTCGCGAGAACTTTCCTTACAAGGTTATTCAAGTTGAGAAGACTGAAGCCGATGACGTTATCGGCACACTTTGCCATGAGTATGGTGTTTATCTGAAGAATGCTGATACTGAGAAAATTCTGATTCTCTCAAGCGATAAAGACTTTCAACAATTGCAAAAGTTTGTCAATGTTGATCAATACAGCCCCATGGCAAAGAAGTTTATTCGCAACAATTCTCCTGATAAATTCTTAAAAGAACATATCATAAAGGGAGATAGAAGCGATGGGATTCCTAATTTTCTTAGCGGTGATGATTGCTTTGTTACTGAAAGCCGGCAGAAACCTGTAACTGAGAAAAAACTAAATAGTTGGATGGATCAAGAACCTGAAGCATTCTGCGATGAGAATATGCTTAGAAATTATCGTAGGAATGAAATGCTGATTGACTTGAGTAAGATTCCTCAAGAATTCAAGCAAAAGATTCTGGATACATACAAGACTGCCAAGACAAATGGCAGAGAGAAGATTTTCGACTATTTAATTAAACATCGTATGAAAATGCTGATGGAACACATACAGGAATTTTAACAATGGCTATTGATATTAGTAAAATGACACTACCTGAAATTTTTCAGCATGTCTCTGAGTTGCCGACTGCTAAACGCACCGATGCTCTGAAACAGATTGGAAATTTACGCAAAGAGGTAAAGGTCTTGATGTGGTATGTCTTTAGAAAAGACGCAAAGTTTGATTTGCCTGCTGGTTCACCTCCGTTCAATAAAATGGAAGTGCCAGAGAATATGGGTATGAATCGACTTCCCGCAGAAATTCGTAAACTAGAATATTTGCTTCCGTCATCTAATTTGAACAAGATCAAGAAAGAAAAAATCTTTATCGAAATTCTTGAAGCAGTAACTCCAGAAGAAGCGGAGTTGGTTCTTCAAGTTAAAGATAAGAAATTGAAGTATAAAGGCATCACAAGGAAGTTGGTAGAGGAAGCACTACCAGAAGTTTTTCTAGGAGAAAAAGAAGCGTAAAAGTCATGGCTAAAACTAAAAAGTATAACAGTTTTCGTGAATTCTATGAGGATGAAGAACGCCCTCGAAAAAAGCCCAAGGCTCCAGAGGTCACCCGAAAAAACAAGGACAAGATGAAAAAGAAATTTCGTTTTCTTGATCCAAAAAATATGAGGGAAGAGGACTTTGATGAATTCGAAGATTACCAATAGCGGTAAAGACTACGATGGTCTCTCACAGAGAGATTTGGATAACTTGAATTTTTTGTTGACTTCATCTAAATCGACTATCAAACAATGGATGCAAGTGGTTAGTCAAGATGACTTGAATTATGCTTTAGAACTTATGGCAATGTATCACCTTAGACTTTGTGATTCTGCTGCGGAACAATCGGAACTCAATGAGGCAAGAGAAATGCTTGCCAACATAGGCATTCCGACTTCTAAGACTCGACCGGACAACGCCTAAAACCGCCCTCTAGGCGGTTTTCTCTGTCTGGATAGTGTCTGATATCACCCCCACCCTAAAAACCGCCCAAAACCGCCCTAATTTTGTTGCTTTTTTGCAACAAAAACCCAACAAATCCCTAAGTTGTTGTTTTTACACAACATATTTTTTCACTTTTTTGTGGAAAACCCTTGACATGGGTACCGACTGTGCTATACTAGACTCTGTGATGAACGAAAGAGGTCTTGATATGAATATGGAAACCGCACTCGAAACCCTTAAGAATGACATTATTGCCGACTACGAAGGTTGGCAAAGCAAACCTCGCACCGAGATTCAAGCAAGGATGCTTGATGAGTTTATCAACGGCATTCGAATTGCCGAAGGTAGCAAGTATATCAAGGTGATTACTGGTTCCTCTGTTTGGGGTTTCATTGTGAACACCGACAAGGATAAGAAATTCCGCAAAGGCGACATTCTCAAGGCTGCTGGTTGGGCTGCTCCCGCACGAAACGCCGCTCGCGGTAACATTCTGGACGGTGGCTACGAAATTCGCTGGACTGGTCCTATGTACCTTGTCTGATTGTTGCGGGAAAGCAACACTATGAAAATAGTTGTTGACTTTCCCTCCGAGTGTGATATACTGTAGTCTGTTGAGTGAGAAAAGGATACGAAATGACGGAATTTGAACGTAACTCTATGGGGATGTCCGCTGAGGATGTCCGTGAGCAATACATGAATTCTCTGACTGCACGATTGTCTGGTCAAGAAATGGTTGTTGCTGGTATTCTGTCCGATTGCCAAGAAATGTTAGCAATGGGTGCAGGACCTAGGTCCGTTGAATATGTTCGCAAACAATTGAACGTTGCGAAGTTTATTCTGTTCGAACAAATGAAGGCTACTCGCGAAACCGAGGCTGCGTAAGGAGACTGTAATGGTTATGCTTGTTATCCGCACTCAAGTTTACGAAAACTATGCATGGAACGAAGACGGTTCCATTGGCACTGGTCCTGATGCATATTGGAAAGCAAAGGGTGGGTCCGAGTATAAGGTTCTGAATGTTCCGTTGAACACCGACTATGAGGCTATCGTTAGCCTTGCCGATGTAGAACGGGATGACGATTATTTCCGTGAGCATGTTATCGATTGGTCCATAGAGTCCGATGATTACTTGTCGTGGTTCGAAAAGAGCCAACTTGAGTATGATGGTTCTATAACTTGCAAAGAACCCACCATGGAGTATTCCGATTTGATTGAAGAGAGGATGGTAGCATGAGTAAGATGGGCGACCTGCTAATTGAAATTGAAGAATTATACTTTGCGGGACATTCTGTAACTGCAATTGCAAATGTAACTGGTATGCCAGTAAAGTGGATTGCCGAATACCTTGACAGGTTCGATGATTCTGAGTATAATGATTCAATGGACGGTGATGATGCATCGGCTCTAGCCTCTGCTGGATTTGGTACCGATGAAGACTATGGCGGCGGTATGGATGATCCATTCTGAGAAAGATTTTTTTACTGAGAATGAAAGACTGAATCTGCGCCGTTCGGTCCTGATGTTGCGTAACAAATGGACAATGGTAACGGGACAGGATGCAATTGGATACTCTACGGCAAAGAAAACTTTTTTCTACACGTTAGGCGATTCTCTCTATGAAATGGAATCAAATGACAAGAAAGAAGAAGATATCAATCGCGGCACACAAAAAATTCTGTTGAAAGAATTCAAATGGATTTACGATAGAATTTTTAAGAAGATTGAGGAGTTGACAGGTAAGCAGGTTAAGTTGTATAATGGTCTAACTGTTCCAGGATTTCATATCAGTCAAGTACCAATACAATATTCACCTTCATACTATCATCAGGATCGAAGCATATTGATGTATCGACCTAAGGTAGATATGAACACGGTGTATTCTGTATTGTTATTAATTGAGAAACCAAAGAATGGCGCATGGCTGGATTACCTAGACAATGCAGGAAACAAATTAGTTAAGCATTATCACTATGGACAATTCAACATGTGGAAGTCTACTATGCCGCACAAGATTGGTGGGTTTTTCACCCTTCCTGGTGAGCATAGGATTACTTTACAATGTCACTATTGTGCCGATCCGAATGACAACAAAATTATTTTGGCGTATTTTTGATGATTACTTTTCTTGATGGTATGGGTCCTCGGCAGTCAATGGCTGTTGAGATTCTAGACACAGTTCGATTCGGTGCGCTGGATCGTATCAAAGGCGCAAATGGTTACCGCAAGCAAAAACTTGACAAAGGTGATGCATATGTGATACCATTTGGGTTATCAAAAGATTGTTATGGTGCAGTTCTGGTAAAGGCACCGAAGAATCTTGAAGTGCAGTATATGATGAAAGGCAAACGATTCAATCAATCGTTTAAGTATGCAAGTGAAGTGAAAAGTTTTCTTGTCAAAAAATTCATACAAGAAACTTGAAAAAATATTTTGGATGTGCTATAATTTTGCATGTAAGAAGGATATATAATGAATGAACAACAAAAAGAAATTCTCCGAATTACACAAGAAGAATGCGCTGAGGTAATTCAAGCAATCAGCAAAATTTTTCGATTTGGAATTGATGAAGTGTATGATGGTCAAACAAACCGTCAAAGGCTTCAAGCAGAATTAGGTGATCTTCAATGTATGATTTCGCTACTCAAAGAAACAAATGTAGTGGATGACTTTGGAGTTCACAAAGAAGAAATGAACAAACGTAATCGTCTGACAAAGTGGTCAGATATTTTTAAGGAAGAACAAATTCAATGAAGAAACTATTATCGCAACTCTCATATAGAAAAGGAATGCCAGCATCATGCAATTGGCAAGCCGTTTCTCGCTTTGAGGATGCGATTAATGGTAGCCACACACCTGGAATGGGGGCTTGTACCTGAGGACCAAGAAGTCCAAAAGAATACAAAGACAAGCCCCCTAGCCTAAAAACTAGGGGGTTTTTCTTTGTGTTGCACGAAAACAACGAAGTGAAAAAAGTTCAAAAAGTTGTTGACACCAACCAGGATGCGTGTTAAGATACGCATCTAGACTGAGAAATCAGTCACCGCTCTTTAAAAATTTGTCTGTCAATTTGCACGGTTCGTCTATCGGTTAGGACGCTGCCCTTTCAAGGCGGAAAGACGGGTTCGATTCCCGTACCGTGTACCATTTGATATGTCTACTGTAAGCCATGGGCTTGATCATGCCTGAGTAACTATGTATATAATTGCGGTAATTCTAGACTATCCCGCATGAGCATAGCAAATAGTGCAGTAGACATTTCAAATGGTATTGGGGGGTTGGCGTAATTGGGAACGTGATGCCCTTGCAAGGCATAGTTAGGGGTTCGATTCCCCTACCTTCCACCAAACATTTTTTAAGGAGAAAGCGATGAAGCGAAAACAGATCGCTAAGAAACGTAACCCGTTCGTTATCTTAGCGTTATTTAAAAAAGCGGGAGCCCATCGTAAGTCTAATAAGGCTTTGCGAAAGGCAGAAAAGCAGAAACCTTTGGGGGTATAACTTAACGGCTAAAGTAGTAGGCTTTTAACCTATTAATCAGAGTTCGATTCTCTGTGCCCCTACCATATAAAAACATTCTGTGTGACTACAGCGGAACAACTGAAATACTTGCCAATGTCGACCAATGCAAGGACCAGCCGTGAAGAGTAGGGTCACCGCAGATTCAAGCACTGGTCAGAGTGTTTCTATATGGTAGTTTTGGGGGCTGTTCTCTACGGCGGACTGTAAATCCGTTGCCTTAATATGTAGAGTGGTCGGCGATTAGGTTCAATTCCTTCAGTCCCCACCAATTTGGTCTTAAAGTGTTCATGGACGCACGTTGGCTTGTCACGCCAAAAGAGTGGGGATCGTTACCCCCTAAGACCGCCAAGTTTGACGCAGAGTATGGAAGAGGTCTATCCGCTTGGTCTCATAAGCCGAGAATCGCAGGTTCGAATCCTGCCTCTGCAACCAGTTTTAGGATACTTTCAGCAATTAAAAAACTTTACTGGAAATAAAGCAAAAAGCGTATCCTGTTATTTTTATTCCGGTGTAGCACAGCGGTAGTGCAGTTGACTGTTAATCAATTGGTCGTTGGTTCGATCCCAGCCACCGGAGCCAATCCTCCGTTTACACTTTGTCGGTAAACCGAAAGTGGGTAATTGCCAAACCACAAGAGCAGGGTAGTGATGAAAGTGACGGTAGCCCCGTTTACCCCAAGGCTTCATTTCAGAAGCGACTTGAGAGATTCACAGTTTTCGCTAGATTGGACTATATCACTATCTAGATGGACAGGGTAACCACTCAGTCTTGGGCTAATGAGGATTAGTAGCAAGACACCTTACATATGTTGATTGTTTCAATATATGTAAGGTTATCGGTGATATGACGTAGACGGATGCGTACCGGTTTCATAAGCCGAGGAGAGTGGATCGATACCACTTATCACCACCAACTATGGTGTTCTTAGTGTAGTGGTCTGCACTTCTCGCTGTGACCGAGAAAGTATGAGTTCGATCCTCATAGAACACCCCATGTCGCTTGAGCAAGTGTGGTCATTGCAGCGGACTGAAAATCCGATGAAGTTGGTTCGATTCCGACAGGCGGCACCAAATAACAAAGTAAATTTTCGACAAATAACAAAGTAAATTTTCACCGGATTAACTCAGCGGTAGAGTAATCGCTTGATAAGCGATAAGTCATTGGTTCGAACCCAATATCCGGTACCAGTCTCGTCAGCACAAAACGTGATTTGTGTCGCCTACTCGGCGTTATAGAGTCGGGGGCGGTGAACCGTAAAGAAGAGTGCCCATTCTAGGGAGTCCGAACCGCTGTGCCGAACCATAACGGCTCAGGAAAATATAAACGTGGTGACAGGGAGGTCAACTCATTACGGGGCGACCTAGAAAACGTAGCCGTAATAATTTAAGGAGAAATCAAATGGGGCAATCGTAGTTTTTGTTATCATGATTCTTCTATACATTACATTTAAAAGAAATTTATAAGCCCAGGTGATGGAATTGGTATACATGTTAGTCTTAGAAACTAAATCTTGCGGGTTCGAGTCCCGCCTTGGGCACCAGTTTTAGGATACATTCAGCAAAAAATATTTCGCCTTCTAAGCGAGAGGTTGTTGGTTCGACTCCAACTTTTTCCACTAGGGAAAAATAGATCAATGGTAGATCACTAAAAACGTATCCTGTTATATAATACCCGATTGGTGAAATGAATATCACACTTTGCTACGAACGAAGAGTTGGGAGTTTGATTCTCTCATTGGGTGCCAAATTTGTTGGGGGTTAGTTAAATGGTATAACCACGGATTTTGATTCCGTTGTCAAAGGTTCGATTCCTTTACCCTCTGCCAATTACATGGTGCGATGCCGGAGCGGTCAAACGGCGGAGCCTGCAAAACTCTTGTATCGTGAGTTCGAATCTCACTCGCACCTCCAAAAAATTACTTGACATTCAGTTTTAAAGAATATATAATAGTAAGATAATGCCCTCATAGTTAAATGGTATAACAGTTGCCTTGTAAGCATCAATCCGCAGTTCGATTCTGTGTGGGGGCACCATTTAATTCGCATCGTTAACTCAGCGGTAGAGTAGCGCCCTTACAAGGCGAATGTCGGGAGTTCAATCCTCTCACGATGCACCAAAACATTCCGGGTGTAGCGCAGTCTGGTTAGCGCATCTGCTTTGGGAGCAGAGGGTCGGGAGTTCGAATCTCTCCACCCGGACCAATATCGTAGGGAGTTTGTGATGTTGAATCCTGTAGAGTTTCATAAATTGTTTTTTACTCCCGTGTGGAGATTTGAATATCCAGATTTCAAGCAAGATGAAGAATATCTTGTTCGATACTTTGCACAGGAGCATCTTTATCTCTCTGAAAGAGAAAAGAATGGTTTGCAAATTACTAGAGCAAATCTACATAAAGATAAGAACGTATCAAAATTGACTGAGTTTTTTCATTCATGCACAGAGAGTGTAATGCAACTGATGGGATATCAAAAGGATTGTTGTATCACTAGCATGTGGGCAACAAGACAACGTAAAGGTGGATTTCATCACAAACATTCTCATCATAATAGTTTTTTAGGTGGATCATTTCATCTTTTCGATGCTGATGGTGGAGCAAGTGGTACAGTATTTCATAACAGCGATATCGAAAAATATGTTATTCAACCACCGCATGATTTTGATTCAGAACCTTTATTGAAAACACAAGAAGAATTTAAATTCAAGCCTGGAACATTAGTGATGTTTCCTGCTTGGGCTACTCATTCAACTTCACCAACACATTGCTCTTATCGTATTGTTGTTGCTATGAATGCTATGCCAATTGGAATGTCAAATCATGATTACTATGATAGATATAACTATCAAGACATGAGTGATATGGAATTATTGGAGTATCCACGATGAGTAATTTTATTGTCATCAACGACAATGTTGAAGTGAAAAATATACTTCAACAAGTATTGGACAATCCTAATGATTGGAATGCAATTAAAGAGTATCCAAACATTGCAGGAGAAACAAATCCATATGGCTTCATGCCTCTTGTCATGGCAGTAGTTCCAAGTCCTGAAATGAGTCCTAAGAATTCTGAGTTGCAAAGAAATACACCTTTGCATGATAAGTATACAGAGATACATAAATTTTTGAGAAGTTATAACATCGAACAAACTTCAAGGGCTGCGTTTTTCAGACTTTACGTTGGTGATAGTGTTGGTGAACATATTGATGATGGTTCATATTATTTGACTAGAGACAGATACCATCTATGTTTACAGGGAGAATACTTGTATAACGTAGGTGGAGAAACAAAACAAATTAAACCAGGAATGTTTTTCTGGTTCGACAACAAAAAACCTCATTGGGCATTTAGCAATGGTAAAGAAGATAGAATAACATTTGTTTTCGATCTTCCCCATTCTCCCAATAATCCTCAACATAGTGTAGGAGTTCTGAATGGGCAATAAATGGCATGGTGGTAAAGGAAGTTCTCCTAGACCTTTTAGCGTTACTCAAGATGAGTATGAAAGACGATGGGATGCAATCTTTGGTCGTGATTTAGACAAAGAAAAAACAAACGAAGATGGAGAAGTTCTTCAAGGCAATATGTTACCTGAAGATAAAGAAAAGATTAATAACGATTAACTAATATGCGGGTGAAGTGTTTGTGGTTACACGGCGGTCTTCCAAACCTCAATAGATGGGTTCGACTCCCACCATCCGCTCCAATTTATGCGCCCGTAGTCTAAAGGATAAGGCAACACTCTTCTAAAGTGTCTCATGGGGGTTCGAGTCCCTCCGGGCGCGCCAAATATATCTCGCTAGTGTAATGGCAGCATACCAGTCTCCAAAACTGTTGGTGGGGGTTCGAGTCCCTCGCGGGATGCCAATTAATTTTTAAAGCAATAAGGAAGCGTGGCAGAGCCCGGTTTATTGCACCTGTCTTGAAAACAGACGAACAGAAATGTTCCGTGAGTTCGAATCTCACCGCTTCCGCCAACTTGACAAGAGCAGAAAATTCTGCTACAATACACAGTATTGATGATGAAAAAGGGATGACTACAGCAAACTCTAAAAATCACATGACTATAGAGTGCCGTGATACAGGAGGACCCTCGTAAGAGGTAATTTTTAAACGGCTAGAGAGTAAACTTGAATTAAATCTGATGTAGATAATTCTACGAAATAATGGTAATCCATTTGATTACGGTGGGGATACGCCGAAAGGGGCACCGAGGTTTAAGAACCAGTTTAACACCAACCCGATCATCCCGTTATTTTTTTGATGAAAGAATAGGTTCAGCAACAATTTACTTAACGGCTTCATTGCCGTATCAAGACGGTCTGGTTCGCCGGACGATATGAGTTTCGAGTTCTCATATAAAACAAAAAGAAGAAAACTATTCTGTTGTTTTTTAGGTTAAGTTCAGCAACATCTAAAGCATACAACTTGTAATTGTAAACGCAAAAATTAACCTGTTGAAAAGGAAATACTATGAACACTTTTGTAAATGCAGTAGTAAATCAAGAGGCTCGTACCGCAAATGGTATGAAGGCTCGTAAGTCAACTGCCAACGCTGTAGTTGACCTGTTCTATAACGCTGGTGCGTCCCGCGGTAAGAACATCGTTCCAGCATTCTCTGCTGCAATGGCAGAGAACCGCGACCTTGCTTTGCGCGTAGCGGCATGGCTTCGTGATGCCCGTGGTGGTGCTGGTGAACGCCAATTGTTTCGTGACATTCTAGTATATCTAGAAAAGAACGATAAAGAAGCAGCAAAGGCTTTGCTTCGTAAAGTTCCTGAATTGGGACGTTGGGACGATATCTTTGTCTTCAATGACAAGGAACTAAAGTCTGAAGCATTTACCATGCTTGGTGATGCTCTGCGCCAGCGTAATGGCTTGGCTGCAAAGTGGACTCCTCGTCAAGGTAAACTTGCTGTTGAGATTCGCGAATTCTTCGGAATGTCGCCTAAGTTCTATCGTAAGTCCCTAGTCGAATTGACTAAGGTTGTAGAACAAGACATGTGCGCTAAAGAATGGGATTCCATCAACTTCAGCCATGTGCCTTCTGTAGCATCGGCTCGTTACAAGAAAGCATTCAACCGTAATACTCAAAAGTATGCCGAGTATGTTGCTTCGCTTGTAAAGGGTGAAGACAAGACTGTAAAAGTAAATGCATCTGTTGCATATCCATACGATGTGCTAAAAGGTCGCATCAACTCTTATGGCGTTTCTTTTGACAAGACAGAAATGGACTTGATTCAAAAGCAATGGGAAGCATTGCCTAACTATGTTGGTGATGCAAACATCCTTCCTCTTGTTGACGTATCTGGCTCTATGACTTGTCCAGCAGGAAAGAACACAAAACTTTCTTGCCTTGAAGTTGCAGTCTCTCTGGGACTGTATCTTGCAGACAAGAACACTGGAAAGTTCAAGGACACGTTCCTAACTTTCTCGCACAAGCCAGAGTTGGTACACATGAAGGGTAACATCAACCAGAAGATTGACCAAATGGTTAAATCTAAGTGGGAGATGAACACTAACCTTCACGCAGCATTCAACAAGATTCTTGATGTTGCGGTTAAGGGTAACGTACCACAAGAAGAAATGCCAGCAATGGTATTGATTCTGTCCGATATGCAGTTTGACCAATGCGTAAAGCATGACAATTCTGCAATCGAAATGATTGAACGCAAGTATGTTGCAGCCGGTTACAAAGTACCACAAGTGGTGTTCTGGAACCTGAACGCATCTTACGGCAACGCGCCAGTCAAGTTCGATAAGAGTGGTACTGCGCTAGTGTCTGGCTTCTCGCCAGCGATTGTGAAGCCTATCCTATCGGGAGATATCGATAACTTCACTCCTGTAGCAGTCATGATGAAAACCATCATGGATGAACGCTACAAAGTTCTTTAAATAGAACGGTGAGGATTCGAAAGAGTCCTCATTTTGAAGCATACTGTGTGTCGGCTTGCTGATAAACTTTAAGTAGAGATAGTGTGTTTCAAAATGATGCGGGTGTAATTCAGTTGGTAGAATGTTTCCTTGCCAAGGAAAATGTCATCGGTTCGAGTCCGATTACCCGCTCCAACGGAGATATGGATGAGTGGCTTAAATCAGCGGTTTGCTAAACCGTCCTACCTCTAAACGGGTAGCGCAGGTTCGAATCCTGCTATCTCCGCCAAGTTATGCCTCGGTAGTTTAATGGTAAAACAGCGGATTTATACCCCGTAGCGCCAGATAAGCGGCTGATGTGAGTTCGATTCTCGCCCGAGGTACCAATGCCCTTGTAGCCCAATAGGTAGAGGCAACTGTCTCAAAAGCAGTAGAGTGTCGGTTCGAATCTGACTAAGGGCACCAAGATTCGCTGGTATGGCTCAGAGGTAGAGTTCCTCCATGGTAAGGAGGGGGTCGTTGGTTCGAATCCAACTGCCAGCACCAACGTAAATATGCCGCCATGGTGGAATTGGTAGACACAGGAGACTTAAAATCTCCCGCCTTGTGCGTCCCGGTTCGAGTCCGGGTGGCGGTACCACCATTTGTTTTGTCGATGACGCTCATTGAAAAATAACATAAGTAAAACAGTAGTAATTGATGTTGTCTATGACTAAGTATTATAAAGCATGTCGCTTTTTGATTTGAACATAAGGAGAAATATATGTTAACCGTTGGTGATAAGTTACCCTCATTTGTAGTGACAGGAGTAAATCCTGGTAGTGATCAATTTTTTAATATCAATGAAGACTCATTCATGGGTAAGTGGAAAATTATCGTCTACTACCCTAAAGATTTCACATTCGTGTGTCCTACTGAAATTGTAGCATACGATAAACTCTTCCAAGACTTTGCAGACCGCGATGCTGTTCTGTTGACTGGTTCTACAGATAACGAATTCTGTAAACTTGCATGGCAGAATGCACATGAAGACTTGAAGAAAATTAAGCACATTCAGTTCGCAGATACTAGTAGAGATTATGATGTTTCTTTAATTGAACAATTAGGAGTGTTCTATGCACCTGCCGGGGCTGCTCTTCGCGCTACTTTTATTGTTGATCCTGACAATATCATTCAGCATGTTACTGTAAACAACCTGAACGTTGGTCGTTCACCTGAAGAAACTTTGCGTATTCTTGACGCACTTCAGACTGGTGAATTGTGTGCGTGTAATCGCACAATCGGCGGCGAAACCCTTTAATGTTAGAATGTCTAATTTTAGGTGATAGCATTGCAGTCGGCACACACCAGCAAAGGCAGGAGTGTGTCGCATATGCTAAAGGTGGTTGGAATACTTGGCAATGGAATCGCGACTACTTGAAAAAAGATTTGACTGCTAAAACAGTCATTATCAGTTTGGGTTCGAATGATCACGCTGGAGTTAAAACGATTTCTGAATTACGAAAGATGCGTAACAAAGTGGATGCAGATAGAGTATTCTGGATCATGCCTGCAATCAAAACAAACATTCAAGCGGATGTTTTTCAAGTTGCAAAGGAAAATAACGATATCATTCTTCCAATCACTCGTCTTTCAAAAGATGGCATTCACCCAAGTTGGGCAGGCTACAAAGAACTAGCGGAGAAAACTAAATGAGTTGGGTAGATCAAATTAAAGAAGCGTTACCTGAATACGCTAAAGATGCAAAACTAAACTTAGATGCTGTTATGTCTCGTAGCACATTACCTGGTGATGTTGCTATGGGTTGTGCATTAGCCGCAGCAATGTCTACTGGTAATGGTAAGTTGGTTTCATTCATTCAAGCAGGAATGTTTGAAAGTGGTGCAGAGTTTAATTCTGCATTGACTGCTGGTGCTATCATGGCACAAAACAATGTGTGGTATCCATATGTTGAAATGGCAGAAGACCCTAATCTAAAGGGACTGCCTGCTCAATTGCGTATGAATGCTATTGCAAGCCACGGCGGAACCACTAAGGATAGATTTGAAGCATATTCATTGGCTGCATCTATTGTTGGCAAGTGTCATTTCTGCGTGAAGGCACATTACGATACATTGAAGAAAGAAGGCTATACAGTTGAACAGTTGCGTGATATCGGCAGAATTGCTGCTATCATCAATTCTGTAGCAAAGATTCTAAACTCTTAAGGGCTTGTGGCTTAGTGGTTAAAGCAGCCGACTCATAATCGGTTGATCGTGGGTTCGAGTCCCACCGAGCCCACCATAAATATCTTGACAGGCAAATTTTTTTGTGAGATAATACTAACTATAACCTGGAAAGATAACCATGAAAATCAATCTCGAACAAGTGAAAGAATTTATCGCTAATCAATCGCCAGAAACAAAAATCTATATCGGATGCGACTCTGAAAGATTTCGTATTGGTAATGATTGGTATGCGGATTACATTCTAGCCATTGTTGTTCATGTCGATGGTAAACACGGATGCAAACTCTTTGGTGAAGTTCAAAGAGAACGCGACTATGATCAAAAGGTTAATCGTCCACGTTATCGTCTAATGAACGAAGCATACAAACTTTCAGAATTGTATCTGAAGTTACATGAAGTATTGGAAGACAAAGAAGTTGAAGTGCATTTGGACATTAATCCAAACGAAATGCATGGAAGTAACTGTGTTATTAACGAAGCAATTGGATACATTCGCGGCACTTGCAATGTTATCCCAATGGTTAAACCTAAGGCATTCGCTGCATCTTATGCTGCGGACAGACTGAAAGGTTTGGGACTCAAAGTTGCTTGAGTTAATCCAATATCGTGATGCGGACATGGAGCATTACACTTATTTCTATATTCATTCAGAAAAAGGTGTAATGCTCAGTCCATTTTTTGATAATGAAGAGGATGCTAAATTATGGTTAGAACGCGAATCGCAAAAACTTCAATTGCGGCAGCAATCTTAGTATGTGCAAATATTGCACATTCGTCAGTCATTGGCGAAGGTGAGTATCGCTTTGGTCCTGAAACTGCACAGAATGTAGCATGTTCAATTGCAGAAGAAAGAGCAAAGCAAAACGCAATTGAAAACTTTGTTGGTGAATTCATTGAATCAACTACCAATCAAGTGTGTAGAGATGAAACATGTTCTACACTCAGAGCATTTCATTCTGAAACAAGCGGTCAAATCAAAAAGATAAACAAATTAGAAACGTTAGTCTATCCAGAACAAAAGCATTCGGTGTGCATGGTACACCTTGATGCTGATGTAGAAAAGATTACGAATTCTATTCAACTATCTATTCAGTCTAAACAAGAATTCAAACACGGTGAACGTTTTCGTGTAGCAGGTGTTTCGAATCGCGCAGGAAGCATAGCGGCATACAACTTTATCGATGATACATATAAACTTGTGTGGCAAGGCAAAGTATTCAAGCCGAACATCGAATTTAGTTTACCCCCAAACAATTATAAACTTGAGGCAAAGTTGCCAATCGGCAAGAGTCAATCTAACGAACTGATTGTATTCGTATTTACCGAAGAGAACTTGACATTCCGACCATCCTATAGTAAAATAGAATTTAATCAGATGGTAAAGGATTTACCTTTTCTGGGAAGGAAAGTTGTGAGTCAACAAATTCAAATCATGAGGTGATGTGATGAAATACTTTGTTATGATTTTAATTGCAATGAGTGTAGTTGGTTGTGGTACTGTGGGTGGCGCGATGAAAGGTGCTGGCGATGATCTGAATCGTGCTGGTGAATATGTTAAGAATGTAGGAAGGTGAATATGAATAAAACTTGGATGGTATTGCCGCTTGTGCTTGCATTGAGTGCTTGTGGAACTACAAATTTTCGCGGCTCTAGTGTAACTGAAACTAAGACGTTCAGCAATGAAGTAGATTATCCTGGCTGGTATACTGATAAGCCTAGTGAGAAGGGCGCAATCTTTGCAGTTGGTTCTGAATTCTCTAAAGACTTTCAGTTTTCAGTTGACAAAGCAATGCTTTCTGCAAAGCGTGAACTTGCGTCACAGTTTTCTTCACACACTAGTTCCATGATGAAAGACTTTGCAGTTGAATCTGGCACTCTTGGTGTTGGTGTTGCAAGTGCAGACATTGAACGTACCACTCGACTTGTTGTTGCAAAGGTCAACATGGTAGGTGTTCAACGAAACAATTTTAAGGTTGTGCGTGAACGCGATGGATATCGATCCTTTGTTCAATTGAAGTATTCTACTGACGAAGCAAACAAGATTCTCGTTGCAGAAATTCAGCGTAATCAAGCACTCTATGCACGATTCCGCGCATCGAAATCTTTCCGAGAACTTGATCAGCAAACTGACAAGATTGAAAATCAAAAAATCGAAGAAATTCGAGCATTACAAGGAAACTAATTATGCCTAACTGGTGCTATAATACCACAACAATTCGTGGTAGTAAAGAAGAACTTGATAAGTTTGAAGCATTTCTAACAGAGCGTGATGGTGAGAATTGGTTTGATTATTTCGCACCAACACCTAAAGAACTTGAGAATGAAGGCTGGTATGAATGGAATGTTCAGAATTGGGGTACAAAGTGGAACGTGACTTGTCACCAATGGGAACGACTAGATGATGACAAAATCTTCATGGTCTACGATACCGCATGGTCTCCTCCAATTCAATTGTTCGATAAAATTCAAGCAACAGGACTTGTTGTAGAATCTGAATACTGCGAAGAAGGTATGGGGTTTGTCGGTGAATACATCGATGGTATCGATGAATGCTATGAATACAGTAGCGCAGAAGATTTGGATGACATTCCAGAACATCTTGTAGAAAATTGGAATCTACATGATAGTTTCGAATCATGGGATGATGAAGACGAAGAAGATTCCGATGAACAAAGTTTAAATGAACTTCAACAAGAATTTGATGAAATGAACAAAAAAGAAGGTTGAAAATGAAGATTTCTGTATGTAGTGATATCCATCTTGAGTTTGGTCCTATCGAACTCAAGAATACGGATGGCGCAGATGTGCTAGTGCTATCTGGTGATATCTGCGTGTCCAATGACTTGTATAAGTTTGATGAGACTGCAAAAGAATTGGGTACGTCATTCGCAAAGAGTGATGCATACCATTCTTTCTTTCAAAACTGTTGCAAAGAATTTAAGCATGTGGTTTATGTTGCAGGCAATCATGAACACTATCATGGCGACTATGCGACTACAATGAGTAATCTAAAAGAACAATTGGGTTATCTTGTCAATCTGCATGTGCTTGATAAAGAAAGCGTAGTGCTTGATGGTGTACCTTTCTTTGGTGGTACTCTTTGGACTGATATGAACAAAGAAGACCCCTTGACTTTGCATAGTATTTCTGGTATGATGAATGACTTTCGTATCGTAAAGAATAGCAACAAGCAAGTTACTTATAGGGTAGACGTTGCTCTTCTAGATGAAAACGGAGACAAGAAACTAGATGAAAATGGTAGACAACTGTATCAAGCGGAGTTTCGCAAGCGCGATGCTAAATTCTCTCCAGAAGATGCAGTAGAAGACCACAAGGCTTATCTTACTGAATTGAACGTGTTTCTGAATACATTTGGAACTCAAAAGGTTGTTGTGGTTGGGCATCATGCACCAAGCAGGCAATCTACTCATCCTCGCTATAAGGATGAACAATTGATGAATGGTGGATACAGTAGCAGTCTTGAAAATCTGATGCTGGATAATCCAAACATCAAACTGTGGACTCATGGACATACTCATGAGGACTTTGATTATATGATTGGTAGCACTCGCATTGTGTGCAATCCTCGTGGTTACATTAATTATGAACATCGTGCAGATGTATTTGAATTGAAAACTGTGGAGATTTAAGTGCAAAAACTTATTCGTGATGGTAAAGTTGCTGTTCTAGTTTCAGGTGGATTTGGCGCTGGCTGGTCTACTTGGAACTATGACTATCCTGAAATGCTTTTCGATCCTGTTGTTGCAAGAATGGTAGACTGCGAAGAACCAGACTGGCATGAAATTGAAAAGTATTGTGAAGAAAAATATCCCGATGCATATCTTGGCGGTCTAGATGGACTCTATGTTGCGTGGTTGCCTGAAGGAACTGCATTTCAGATTCACGAATATGATGGTGCAGAATCAGTTAAGATTCGTGATGAAATGATTTGGGAGACAGCATGATACGATTTCTATCAGGAGTAGTTGTCGGTATCGTCATTGCGACTGTTGGTCTTTCTGGTCTGGCTACATTAGCCGATGCACAAGTTGAAAAATTTAAAACCTCACTAAAGGAAAATTCGAAATGAAACATTGGAATACTTTGAATGAACTTGAAACTCAAGTCTATCGTGTGCGAGAATTTAAAACGTTGCTTGATGTTACGACTAGGGGAATCGCTGAGACTGGTTCAGACATTGATGAAGTAACAACCGTCATGTATACTTTGCTTGGCATGATTGAGGATATTGATTCTAAACTTTATGATCAGTTTCAGGTCCTCTGGGATGAGGTTCGAACTGACTCATGGTCGGAAATTGCCGAAGAAGATGAGAATGATTCTCAAGAACGATGGGGTAGAATCGTGTCAGACATTGAAAAAATGCAACAAAATGAGCATGTTAGTGAACACTAACTAATACTTTCTTATAAATCAATGACTTAGGGGTGTTGTTTTCGGACAACATCCCTATTTTTTTGTAGAAAACCCTTGACTTTTGCCGAAAGTCCTGTAGAATAGTATCTGTAGTGAGTGATTGATAAGGAGATTTTGATGACTACGTTTCTGATTGTTGTTTTGAGTGTTTTTCTTGTGATGGTTCTCGCTGGCGGCGCTGTTGCTGGCTCTGTTAAGACCCTCGGTTAATTTAGGAGATTCTAGAATGCGTACCAAAACGATCATTGACGGTTTCAAAAATTCTCAAAAATTTCGCGTTATTATTAACGGCATCATTCTCTACACTACGGTGAAAGAAATGGCGTTTGACATGTTTGGTCAAACCGACCAGCGCGTAGCCGTGTGGGAAGCAATGATGAAGTTGGCTATGATGCGCCGTGTTGAAAAGATTCAGCCGATTGGTCTTGCATGTGACGTTCGCGGCTATCAGGTTCAAGTTGATTTGGTTTGATTGGAGAAAATAATGACTGATTTTGCAATGTTCACCGCTGAAGGTAATGCCGCTGTTGCTAAGATTGTTGAAGCCGCTAAGGCAAACGGTTGGGACTGGGCTAGGACTTACTCGGAACTTTGCGTCCTTGCGTATTCGGATGCACAATTGTATGGCGAGGCTACGGACACCGCGGTCCGTGAAGTTGTTTATGATGCTTGCGGATTTGAAACCAATTTCTACTGCTAAGTTAGTGCTTACTTACTAGTGTTGTTTTCATGCAACAATCGAAAAAAAGTTGAAAAAAGTTGTTGACAAGCGGTAGGAATGGTGTATAATAGAATCTGTTGAGTGAGAAAAGGACTGAATATGAAACTGCTTTCGACCGGTAATCCCAAGATTCTCAAAGGAATGTCCCAAGGTTACAACACCTACATTCTACACCTTGCGCCTGCTAACGTAAGCGGTTACGAAACCTGTCCCAAGCGGACTGCCGGTTGCACCGCAGCCTGTCTGAACACCGCTGGTCGCGGCGGGATGTTTAAGCGTGGCGAATCCACTAACGTGATTCAAGAAGCCAGGAAGCGTAAGACTCGCATGTTTTTCGAAAACCGTGTTGAGTTTATGGCTCTGCTGGTTAAAGATATCGAATTGGCTATCAAGCAAAGCGCCAAGAAAAATTTGATTCCTGTGTTCCGCCTGAACGGCACCAGTGACCTTTCGTTTGAAAAGTATGAGGTTGTGCGTAACGGACAATTGTTCCGTAATGTGTTCGCCGCTTTTCCTGAGGTTCAATTCTATGACTACACCAAGGTGCTTGGTCGTAAAGTGAAAGATATTCCGAATTATCACCTGACATTCTCGGCTGCTGACGGAAACGATTCTGACGTTTTCAAGGCTATGACTCTGTTTGGTATGAATGTTGCGGTTGTGTTCGGTATCAAGAAAACCGAACCGATGCCTGAAGATTACAAAGGTGTTCCTGTTTTCAACGGTGACGATTCCGACCTGCGATTCCTTGATCCGAAGGGTGTTGTAGTTGGTCTTTACGCAAAGGGTAAGGCTAAGAAAGACACCAGCGGTTTTGTGAAGTTTCCCACTATCATGTTGAAGGCTGCATAATGACTGGTTTTCAAAGTAAGCGGCTCATGGCTGCATCTAGGAGTGATGAAATGAATTTTTCTGAACGTGAAGTGTTTACTCGCCATGGTGGCGCTTACGACCGTGGTAGTGCTGATGCATACTATGGTCGGGCTGCGGAACCTCATTATTTTACTGGCGACACCTATCAATCGACTAAGATTGAAGAAGTGGACATGAGTGAAGAAGAAATTGCTGCTTACATGGCTGGCTACAATGAAACACCTTTTGCACAAAAGGAGTGGTAATGATTCGCAAAAAGCCTAAAAAGTTTAAACCTCAAATTGACTTGAGTGGTCCACAAGGCAATGCATTCTATTTGATTGGCGTGGTTCTGAAAACTTTCCGACAATCTGGTGCGCCAGAATTGGGTGAACGGATTGTTGAGGAAATGAAGAAAGGCGACTACGAACACCTTGTCAAAACCTTTGACTTGTATCTCGGCGAACATTTTGATATCGTGCGATGATTGAATTTTTACGCGATACCTGGGACGATATCACACTAGCCGCTTCCACTATGGAAACGGCGGATGTGATAACCGTTCTCATTATGGGAATTCTGGAAATTTCATTTATCGCGACTATAGTTATGTTAGTGAGTGCTTACTAACATATGTTGTTTTTTCGCGACAAGCCGAAAATAACCCTTGACATTCTGTCCAACTATGGTATACTGTAGTCTGTTGATTGAGAGGAGAAGTTATGAGTAAATTTGCGCGTGAAATGGAAGCCCGGTCTCTCCGTGCTGGTATGATCCGCAATGCAATGCGTGAATATGAGGATGCTGCGCGGGCAGCATACGGATCGCCCTACGCGGCTATGTCCGGTGTTTTGGAAGCAATGTTGACTTCCCTAGCGGCTGATCGATTCGATTCTACTGAGGAAGTTGTCCGTCATTTGAAACGACTTGCTAAATGTAAAATGGAGACTGTATAATGTATGACTATAACGAAGAAGAAATTTTGATGATGGTTGCTTCCGACTTTTATCAGAGTATTGATAAAATGCCGAAAGAATATCTTGAACAAATTTACTTTGCTGTTGGTGCTGAATTGCAAGACCGCGAAGTGACTGCTAAAGGAGAAGGTCAATGAAAGGTTCGATTCGATTTTTACTAGGCATTCTGATTACTGCTGGCGCTGTTGGCGGTATTGAGACTGAATCGGCTACTCTATTGCAAGGCACATTGTTGGCAATGGCTGGTCTTGCTATCATGTATTCTGGTGCAAATGCACTTTCTAAGGAGGCGTAATGGGAACTAGGTCTTTGACTTTTGTGTATGATGGTGATGCACCTCTGATTAATATGTATCGCCAGTTTGATGGTTATCCGTCAGGACATGGTGCTGAACTTGCAGAGTTTCTAAGCGGCTTTGAAATTGTGAATGGTTACGGTGAAGTGAAGCCTAAACTTGCAAACGGCATGGGTTGCCTTGCGGCTCAAATGATCGCCAATTTTAAACAGTCTGTTGGTGGATTTTATATCTACCCGGTTACGTCAAACGACTGCTGGCAGGATTATGAGTACCATGTTTTCGAAAATCGTGTGGTTGTGAAGAATCCAACCGAAGTGATTTTTGAAGGTGACTATGAAGCCTTTGTTGAATTTTGTAATGGAGATGAATAATGTACCTCGCTAAACCTTTTGACCGAAACTTGACTGGATCGAAACAATTCGAGACTTTGCAAGAATGCAAGAAATTTCTGGATGAATTTACCGAACAAAAAATGCCGTTGGATGAGTGGATGATTCTCGGCAAGATTGTTGAGGTGTTGCCTGATGGCAACATTCGGGAAATTGAAGTTGACATAGAATCGTTCCTCTGATATACTTTCACCATGAAATCGACATTGGAGAAAATGATGAGTGCTTTCGATCCCTTTGATGAAATTTCCATTGAAGAGGACCCTGGCTATCTAGCCTATCAAGCCGAACTTGAGTACCGTCAATGGTATGAGGAAGGCGGCTGGATCGAGGAAGTGAACGCCGAACTCCGGGAAATTGCGGATGCTGAACGTGAAGCATATGTTAGTGAGTGCTTACTAACATATGAGTGATTTAGCCGGAATCCGACACTTGGGGACTGTCCGAAACCCAAAAACGACCGGTTTTCCGGGCTTTTGGGCGGCTTTGGGGGTGGGGTGCTACTCAGATATCAACCCCCTACGGAAAACCGCCCAAAACCGCTATTTTAGGGTCTTAAAAACCATTGAAAATCAATAACTTACAAGTGTTGCTTTTGTGCAACACAGCAAAAAAAGTTGAAAAAAAGTTGAAAAAACCCTTGACAAGCGGTCTCGGTAGTGTCATAATATAGGTGTTGAGTGAGAGAAAACAGTAAAGGAAACCTACTATGGCTTACATGAATCAAGAAAAGAAAGCAAAGATTGCTGCCCTGCTGAAACCTGTTCTCGCTAAGTATGGCGTGAAAGGTTCTCTGTCTGTCAACAATCATTCCACGATTTGTCTGACCGTGAAGTCCGGTAAGATTGACTTTTTCGCAGACTACGGTGATCGTGAAGATGCACGAAAGTTTGGTATTCAAGTGAACCCCTATTGGTATCATGAGCATTTTACTGGTGATTCCAAGAGGTTCTTGGGAGAGGCACTAGCCGCGTTGTATGGTGCTGATTATTATGACAATAGTGATGCCCAGGTCGATTATTTCGACACCGCTTACTATGTGTCCGTGAACATTGGAAAGTGGAACAAGCCTTATGTGCTTACCGCTTGACATTGTGTTGGTGTTGTGTTACTATTAAATCTGTGATAAACCTCTAAGGAGAAATTGACTATGGCAAAAAATCTTCAGTATGTTAAAGTGTTCGAAGCCCTCCAGGCTGCGAAGGGTCCCGTTTCTGTCTCGGCTATCAAGAGCCTTGATGGTATTGTTGCGACTCGACTTTCCACTTATCTGTGGGAGATTAAGAAAAACACCGGCTTTGAAGTGAAGGCTGTCCGCGATGGACGTACCGTTGTGAGTTATGAACTCGCTGGCGCTGGTACTGCTCCAGTTGCAAAGGCAACCGCACCGAAGGTCGCTAAGGCTAAGGTTGTGAAGACTGCTGCTGCTCCAAAGGCTGCTGCTCCCAAGGTAGCGAAGGCTAAGGCTGTAAAGGCTGCACCTGTTGCTGATTTTGATGCCGATGAAATGGCATTCAGCAAGAAAGGTCCAGTAGATGTGCTTGATGCTATCGATACTGACATTACCGATTTTGAAGACCGCGAGTATGCGAGTGCTTTCATTCGGGGAGTTGCATAAACGGAGAAGTGACATGGAAGTGCTAGATGAAGGTCTAGTTAAAGAAATTGAGCGGTACGTCTTTGAGGCATGGGACATGGGTTTGGCTGGTAATGATGTAATTAGTTATGTTTGCGCTATGGCGCGCCAGCCTTCTTTTCATGTTCAACCGATTATTAAAAACTTGATCAATAGGATGACCGATGACTGATAAGATGAATATGACTTTGATTAATCTTGCTCCGTTTGGTGAGAGCATTTGTTATCTGGTGATGATTGGATTGGTGCTGGTAGTATAATGAAGACTTTATATCTAGACATGGATGGTGTTCTGTGCGATTTTGATGCACGATGGCTCGGCTTGTTCGGGAGAACACCTCGTCAATCGCGAGATAAGAAAGAATTTTCAGGTGACTGGGATGACTTTATTATCACGCGACAATTTGAAAAACTTGATTGGCATGTGACGGGTCAGGAATTGCTTTCGTTTGTTCGAAGCATTCCTGATATCAATGTTGAAATGCTAACCTCATCTGGCGGTAAAAAGCATCATGATGCTGTTGCGGAACAGAAACGCATCTGGCTACAGAATCAAGGTATTACATACCTTGCTAATGTTGTTCCTGGTCGCGGTATCAAAAAGAGTTACGCAAACAAGAATACAATTTTGATTGATGATACTCCAGATGTTATTGATGCATTCAATGATGCTGGTGGTATTGGTATTTTGCATCATGACATTGAAGAAACAAAATTCAAGTTGAACTTAGCACTTGGACTAATATTCGAATGACATACCGCAAATATTATTTTAAAGAAGCCATTCGCCAAATGCGAGTGGCTTTGACTTTATTGTGGCATGGTGCTATAATGAATAAGGGTCATCATTCAAAATGGAGAACTAAGAAGTGAACAAAAAGCCTGAAGTGGTATTTGATGCATCGAATCGTAAACATAGAAAAGCATACAATGATTACCTGAGAAAAGGTAATTGGTCTTTTCTTCCGTTTGTATTCAAAGCACCTCACTATGGTATCACGTTAGGCTACATTGAACGGACTTTGCTCCAACACTATAGCAGTAAAGAATTTAAAATCAAGGAAGAATTATGCCAAGAAAACTCGAAATTGATGGTGAGACTGCCGATAAAATCACCCTCTTGAATCTAAAAGAGTATCGTTCTTATTTGAATAAAGAACTTAAAGAGTATAAGAAAGGCGGTTGGTTGCATCCAAATGATGTTGATTCGAATATCAAAGCAATTGAAGCGTTGAATCTTATCATCAAACACTTTGGAGGATAAATGCAAGAAGACTTTGATGTTGTAATCGATGTTCTACAAAAGCACCGAGATAAACTTTGGGAAATGACAAAGCGAAATATGCAAAGTGAATTCATCGGCATGAATATTATGGATGACATTCGATTGTCTCAGATGGATGAACTTGAAGAGGCTATCGAAGTATGGAAACGATATAAGGAATCGAAATGAACGAACGAATCAAAGAACTTGCTCACGAGTGTTTTGTGATAACTGATGATGGCAGGTTTGACTATGCCAACGAATATATGGTTCAAAGGTTCGCCGAGTTGATTGTTCGGGAATGTGCAGAGATTGTAGAAGAAACACGATGGATGGTTCCGCCTAGCCAAGAGCAGATTGCGAGAAGCATTAAACAACATTTCGGAGTTGAATGATGAACAAACGAATTGAAAAACTTTTTAACGAGGCTGGTTTCCATAAGCCCGAAGCAGAACGACTTGGTATTGAAGATAAGTTTGAAAAGTTCGCCGAGTTGATTGTTCAGGAATGTTGTGATGTTCTATATGACAATGAAATGGGCGGATATCAAGTGAATTATGTGTTGAAAGAACATTTCGGAGTTAAATGATGAACATTTTTTATCTTGACAATGACCCTAGAGTGTGTGCCGAAATGCATTGCGACAAGCATGTTGTCAAGATGATCATTGAGTATGCACAGTTAATGTCTACTGCACACCGAATTCTTGACGGTGAAGAGTATATTGATATGACTGCAAATGGTCGTAGAATTAAGCGTTGGCGTTTGCCTGATGAACGTGAGACAGGTTTGATGAAAGCATCTCACATTAATCATCCATCAAACATCTGGACTCGGTCCAATAACAATAATTACATGTGGCTGTATTACCTATGGCGCGCTTTGTGTCTTGAATATACGCATCGATATGGAAAGCGACATGCATGTGAAAAGTATGCTACATTTATTCAGAACATTCCTAAGAATATTCCGCTTGAGTATAATAAAACAGAACCGCCTCCAGCAATGCCAGAAGAATGTAAAATACCTGGCGATTCCCTTGCGTCATACCATAAATACTACATAGATAAGAAAGCAAGTTTTGCAAAGTGGACAAAACGCGAAACTCCAATATGGTTTGCTAAAGCACAATTGGCGAATGAACTAGATGCGGAAATAGGAATAGAAAATGCCGACATATACATTTCATAATAAAGAAACTGGCGAAACGTTTGAAAAATTTATGAGCATTAGTGGGAGGGAAGAGTTTCTAAAAGAAAACCCTCAATATGAGACTTTGATTACGGGCGCTCCATTAATTGGTGATCCAATTCGTCTAGGATTAAGGAAGCCCGACCAGGGCTTTCGTGAGGTCCTTGCTAAGGCTAAGGAAGCACATCCAAGGGGGAATATTAATACATTTTGAAATGGGGCTGTGTAAAACCAATATAAGGAAACTTACATGGCTAGAAAATCTGCTGCTCTGCTAAAAGAACAAGCAAACGCAAATCCTGAATTTTTTGATGCACCAAGTGAAAGACCTACAAAATTAAAATCTATAAACAACAGTTTAAGGATTAGATTGGATGATTTAAAGACGTTTCAACCGCTTACTGCAAATCAAAAAACATTTTTTGATGCATACAAAAGAGGAGATTACTTCATAGCATTGCACGGTGTTGCAGGAACAGGTAAAACATTCTGCGCCTTGTATAAGGCACTTGAAGAAGTTTTAGACAAAGCAAATTCTTTCAGCAAAATTATTATTGTTCGTTCTGCTGTACCATCAAGAGAAGTTGGTCACTTACCGGGTGATCTAAATGAGAAGACTGAAATCTATCGCCAACCCTATCAACAAATTTGTCATACGTTATTTGGTCGACCAGATGCATATCAACGATTAGAAGAACAGCACCACATCGAATTTATTTCTACATCATTCATTCGTGGTATGAGTTTCGATGATGCAATCATCATCGTTGACGAAATGCAAAATCTAACATACGAAGAAATCGATACCGTCATGACGCGAGTTGGTTATCGCTCCAAAATTATTTGGTGCGGTGACTATCGACAGACAGACTTGAACAAGAAGAAAAACGACATGAGTGGTATTCTCAAGTTTTTCGATATCGCAGCGCACATGAATGCATTTACTCGTATTGAGTTTACGGTAGATGACATTGTGCGTTCTTCATTGGTAAAAGATTACATTCTAGCCAAACTTCAATACGAAGACATTATGGAGGCTGCTAAATAAAAATACAGTAACTCAATAGGAATATGCAAAGTGAATTTTAAACATGTAGGTTGTGATATCGATTATGATTTGACAACAGAAACAATAAACGGAAAACGTTTCTATAAAACACCGGAGGGATTGCTATATCCCTCCGTCACTACCATCACCTCTCAGCACGGTAAGGATAAAATCCTTGAGTGGCGAAAGCGAGTTGGTGAAGCCGAAGCGAATCGGGTTTCCGCTAGAGCGTCTGGTCGCGGCACCAGAGTTCATAAGTTGTGTGAAAACTATTTGAACAATGAAGAGGACTTTGCGCGAGATACAATGCCTGACGCACTTGTTATGTTCAAAGCGATTCAACCAATTCTAGATCAGTATATCGACAACATACATGCGCTAGAAGTTCCCCTATATTCAGATCATCTTAAAGTTGCAGGTCGCGTAGACTGTATTGCCGAGTTTGACGGAAAACTTTCTGTTATTGACTTTAAGACAGCAAGCAAACCAAAAGAAGAAAAATGGATTCTAAATTACTTCATGCAATGTTCTGCTTATGCAGTCATGTATGAAGAGAGGACTGGCATACCTGTTCCTCGAATCGCAGTTGTCATTGCAGTTGATGGCGAACAGCCACAAATCTTTGTAAAGAAGCACAATGATTACATTGGTGATTTTATCAAGTATCGTGAAATTTACGAAGAGGTGAAAGATGAGTAACATGTATATTGACGTTGCAACTTTTATCGCAGCATGTGAACAAGCAAAGACTGAAGCGAATCGACACTTATATCAGAAATTGATTGTCGAAGAATTTTGGGAATTCATGGACGGCTATAAGAAAGGTGATAAGGTAGAAGAACTTGATGCGTGTATGGACATGATTTGGGTGATTCTAGGGTATTGTCATATGCGAGGATTTGACGTAAACGGTGCTTGGAATGAAGTTGCACGAAGCAATCTTGATAAGATTGATCGAAAGACAATGAAGGTTATCAAGAATGAAGTTGGCAAGGTAATGAAGCCTGAGGGTTGGAAACCCCCTAGTCTGGAGAAATTTGCAAAATGATTGGACTGATTGGTCACGGTTATATTGGACAGTATATTGCGAAGAAGTTGTCAAGTGATGACTTTAAGTATCTTTGGCTTAGTCACAAAGATGTAATTCCAAGAGGCGTTAAGTTTATAATTAATGCCGCAGGATACACAGGAGTACCAAACGTTGATGCGTGTGAAATACACAAAGACGAATGTGTTCAAGGTAATATTCTATATCCACTTGAACTGGAAAAAAATTTTAACGGACCAATCATCCATATCTCTAGTGGATGCGTATATACAGGATACGAAAAAGAATTTACGGAAGAAGATGCCCCAAACTTTACCTTCAACAATGCATCATTCTATAGTGCATGTAAAGGACTTGAACAGACGCTACTCAAACCATACATGAACAAGTCTTATTTGTTCCGTATTCGTATGCCATTCGGACCAGATAGAACTCAGAAAAATCTCTTGACAAAACTAGAGGCTTATGATAAACTTATCGACAAAGAAAATAGTGTAACTCAAGTAGAAGACCTAGCAGATTGTGTTACCCATTTCATTGTTAAAAAACCTGCGTATGGTATTTACAATGTAACAAATATTGGCAGCACAACCACAAGAAAACTTTCTGATGCACTTGCACTAAACAAAGAATGGATGACTGATGATGAGTTTAGGGCAATCACAAAAGCACCAAGAAGTAATTGTGTATTGAGTACCAAGAAACTGGAGTCTGTCTATAAGATGCGAAATGTGCAGGATGCAATTATAGATACGGTTAAGCGATATAAATAAAAATATTGCTGTATGAAGCAAAGAGAAAAGTGTTCTGGACGCGGGTTCGATTCCCGCCCGGTCCACCATAAGCATACTAGAGTGACGCTGGGGAAGAGTAATAGTCAGCGGTAAATAAATCTTCCGAGTATGCTTATGATGGGCCGGACCTGGTTTCGACAGGGCAAAGAGTAACAGAGTGGACAGCACGGTAGGCGATGACCGTAAATCAAGCAAACGAAGTAAATGCAAACGATGAAAGATTTGCACTGGCAGCCTAAACGCTGACCGGAGTTTTGCTAGTTGAACTTGGCAACAGAATCAACTAGCACTTATTCATGATTTGACTTAGTTTAAAACTGATTGAAACTCTATAGATAAAAGTGAGCAATCTCGCTCAATTGACTAGGAGAAAATTATGTGGACTAAGCCAAATGCTACAGAAATGCGATATGGTTTTGAAGTCACCATGTATATCGCAAATCGATAAACATAACGGCGGGAGAAATCCCGCCACTTCAACTAGGATATATTATGGACTACGATTATGAAGCCTATGAACGCTGCATCAAACACCTACTCAATGTTATGTGGCGCGATCCTGATGATCTAGAGATTGGTGAAAATATTTCTGACGTTTGCGAAGTGAAAATTATATTCGATGGTTATGGATATAATGAAGAAACTGACGAACAAGACGATATCAATCTAGAATCTTATGCGATCTTTATTCACAAAGACGCACTCACAGAAGATTTTGAATTTCCCGAACACGATATGACTCCTTGGGCACTTATACATAGACCTAAGGAAGAGATTTGTATTTTTGCATGGTATGATGTATCGGAAGATAGATGGGAAATGCAGCCTCTTGAAGACATTGTTGAAAACACCTCTATGAAAGAAGATGATGTAATGCGTATTCTTTTGGGACTTGAGGAGAAATATTTTGCAGAGTAAAGCAGAATTAGAAGAATGGTATCGTAATCCTGATCCATGGGTATATAAAACAACACCAGCCGATTTGAAACGCAAAGCAGAAATCATTATGGCTTTGCATCAGGTTAATCAATTTCAAGAATATGAAAGAGCAATTGATATTGGATGCGGCGAAGGATTTGTGACTGAATCTATACCTGCAAAGATTATTCACGGCATTGAAATTTCTGATCTTGCTGCTTCAAGATTTTCGTCAAACGTAATTCGAGTTCATGAGCCTCAAGACAAATATGATCTTGTGATGACAACAGGAACCTTGTATCAGCAATATGATCACAGACAATTCAAAGAGTGGATTGAATCTTGCTCTTCTAAGCACATTCTGATTGCAGGAATCAAAGATTGGTTAATTCATTATGACTTTGGTAAAATCATTCTAGAAAAAGAATTTTCATACAGAGAATATACACAAAGATTGGTCATCTATGAAATTAGCACATAACATCGGATATCATAAGCATCCGAATTATCACACAAGAGAACAAATCATTGCATGTGATGATGCAATTGGATTTGACGGCATCTATAAAAACGTGTATGATAATCAAGATTGTCTAATCGGTAAGTCTGGCATCATGTTTGTCATGGGAGACTTTTTTGGTAAAGACAATAAGTTTGATCTAGCGCATGTGCCAGCACTCGAACAGTATTGCACTCTTGAAGAAGTCCAGGAGTTATGCACCAAATATGATTTTGAACTAGGTTGGCATACTTGGTCGCATCGTGATCTATGTAAACTATCTGATGAAGAAATTCGTAAAGAAGTGACTGCACCTTTTCCTTGCAAATATTTTGCATACCCATACGGTACGTTCAATGATAGAGTTGTTCAAATTGTCAAAGAAGCAGGATATGAAAAAGCGTATAGCGTCACGCAAGGAACTTTAGACTTCAGAGTGCCTGATTATCAATTTAAAATTCATAGGAATTATGTTGCATGGATTTAAAAAGCGTCTATGAAGAGAATGGAATCATTGTAATTCCTAATGTGTTTACTTCAGAAGAATGTGATGAAATTAAACGACAAGCATATTTGACTGAAGATAAAGATATTGTAAAGGCTGGATATCGTCATGCACCTAGTGAAATGTCATATGGAAAAAAAGAACTGATTTTCTTTCCCGCATTGGCTAACGATTATCTCAATAAGATTAGAACTGATTCGCGCATGGTGAGTCTGGTTAAGGAATTTATCGGCAATGATGTAAAGCAAATTAATAATCAAATTTATTTTCGTGAAGCAGGCAGTAAAGATCAATTCGCTTGGCATCGTGATACGATGTTTCGAGAACCCCAAAACTTTAAAGATGATGTTGTAGATGATTACTTTCAGACAATTATTGCTGTTGATGATATCACCGTTGATAACGGCGCAGTAGAATTTATAGATGGCTCTCACAAATGGGAATATTGGCCTACACCTAGAAATCTTAGAATCTTCTCGCGAGGAGAATTTCGAGGTAAAAAGTATACCGCACCAAAAGGCTCTGTGCTAATATGGACAGTTACGATTGTTCATGGAAGTGAACCGAACGCATCAAATGCAGATAGAATGACATACATGAATGGATTTTGTCGTTCTAAATCAGCACTCGCATATCCAGACTATTTGATCGATGGAAAAATTGTTGAACGAATGAATCCTAATATGATACCATGATTACCGTTGTTATTTCATCTTATAGATACGGACACCTAGCAGCACATTGTATTGAATCAGTTTTAAGTCAGACAAAAACACCAGAACATATTTTATTTGTAGATGATGGTGCTGGCGACTGCACACATCTACCGAAATTATATCCAAAGGTAGAATACATTCTAAGAGAAAAGAACTTAGGCACCGTTGATAATTTTCAAGACATGCTGATGAGAGTAAAATCGGAGTATGTCATGTTTCTTGGTGCAGACAACTGGCTTCGTTCTGATGCTATAGACTTGCTTTCTGCTACAAAAACTGATATAATGACTTATGATATCGTAGTGACTGGTGAATTGAAGAATGAGATTCGAAATCGTCACCCTAGCGAAATCGCAGATTATCAAGGCGATATCTATTGGCAGCGCAAAGGTCACCACGGTTCTATGTTGTATCGCACTAAATTGGGTCAAGAGGTTGGATACAAACGTTTAGGTAGTGGAAATCACACCCAAGAAGATTGGAATATGTGGAATAAAATGATTTCAAAAGGCGCAACAGTATCATATTTGAATCAAGGGCTACTTTATTACCGAAGACACAGAGAAAACTTTTTGAAATACTAAATAAAAGACCTGGTAATTTTGCCAGGTATACTCATTACACATCACACACAGGAGAAAACTATGAGTAAAACACCCTATGAAATCCGTCTAGAACTATTGAAGATGGCACAAGACCAGTTGACTCAGAGGTATTATACCGATCTGAACATTAAGCAGTCTAACAGTCAACTGAAGAATGAACCTTTGACGGAGGTTCCTGCGTTTCCGACTACGCAGCAAATTCTAACTGAAGCAGAGACACTTAAGGCATTTGTTGACAAATCCTAATCTCTTCTGTTAGAATAGGGGTAGCGCAATGCTACCCCGAAATAATCAAGAAAGGAGAAATATGAGAACCTTGAATTATGTAAAGGTTGCAGTATTTGCACTTACAATCGGAGTAACACTTTATATCGCATCGCAAATCAATTTCGCAACACCACAAACATCACAAGTTAGACAATTCGATCCAATATCAAGTGTGATCGATAATAACAAAAGAACAATTTCATTTGTACCAACCGCTGCTGCGGCATCGATGAAAATCGATGAATACTGGCTTGCTTTGAATATCTATTACGAAGCAGCATCCGAGTCTAGAGTTGGTAAAATGGCAGTAGGTATCGTTACACTAAACAGAGTGAACGATCCTCGATATCCAAAAACAGTAAAAGACGTTGTAACTGAGAAAAATCAATTTTCTTGGTACAACGATAGAGTAGTTAAAGCGCCAGCGAACAAAGAAGCATGGCAAGAGTGTTTACAAATTGCAAAAATGCTCTTGACAAAAGGTGCGGATAATGATATTATGTTAATGTTAGAGGGTGCAACCCACTATCATGCGACATATGTGAAACCACCTTGGGCAAAGACTAAGACCAAGATCGTTCAAATTGGTGAACATATTTTTTATAGATTTGAGAGGAACGATGATGGTAGAAAAATCTGAAGCGGTTACGATTAGAATGTATAAGGCGAAGAAACTTCCAAGTTGCTATTTCGCATCCAAGAAGGACATGACTATTCCTTCTTTGCGAAGTGCTAAACCGGCAATGAAAAAGGATCGCAATGGTTGTTTTAAATCTGGACGAATTCTAGCGGTAAGATATTACGAATGAATTTAAAGATACTTACACAAAAAGAATTCGAATCAGAAATTAAAAAGATTCTGAAAGAGAAGCAACCGATCACCACACTTGATGCGGTGCTTCTCTATTGCGAACAAAAAGGACTTGAAGTTGAGACTGCTGCATCATTGATTACCCCTAAAATGAAAGCGGTAATTGAAGGTGAAGCAATCAAAGCGAAGATGATCACTAACGCGAAGGCAAGACTACCTATTGACGATGAGTAAAATGGACGCATTTGATGCATACAAGATTTATACTGCAATCAAAAACCATTTCGTGCTTGACAGTTACGACTACTTCAAGTATAATAAGAAAATCAATCTAAGTTATGATTCCTTTCTAAAGCGTAAAGACAAAATCTTTTTCGCAAAGTTAGGAAATAAAAAGGACAAGTACCTAGAGGATTTTCTGGTTGCAAATTTTTTACATGACCCTAAGATTTGGGTCGGTGAACTTCTATCGGAAGAATGTGAAACGAAATACAATAGTTGGAGAAAGAAGCAAGAATCTTTGACTTATGTTTTTAAGAATGAAATGTCATTTATGGAAGGTTGGGATGCAGACGAATTGAACAATTGGTTTGGAGTAACTCGCGGCGAACACCCAAACATCATCAAGAAATACTTGCGTGGTGAGATTAGCCTAGAGACTCTGACAATTCTAAATTCTATTCTGAATTTCACCAAACGATATGACATTGAAGTAACCGATCCAGTCTACAAAGAGGTAAGTAAACTATGCAACAAGTACCAGCCCTTTTTAAAGTTCGAAAAGCAGAAGGCAAAAAAACTTCTGCGAGAACTCATAACGAATTGAGACATAAGAAACCTCAAAAAATTTGTTGGCTTCTTATGTCAAAACCGGATCAGGATCGACTATATACTATAGTAGATTATGATAAAGTGGACAAGTAAACATACATTAACATACGTTTTTATACAAGGAAAATACACATGGCAAATTCATTCGCAGACTTGAAGCGTTCTGGTAACAAAGACCTGGAGCGCCTGACAGCAGAAATTACCAAGTTGTCTGACAAGACAGAAGGTAAGAAATCCTACGAGGACACTCGATTCTGGAAACCCACAGTAGATAAGGTAGGCAATGGCTCCGCAGTCATTCGCTTTCTTCCCGCACCAGGCGGAGAAGATGTGCCTTGGGTACAAATTTTCTCCCACTCATTTCAAGGTCCAGGCGGCTGGTACATTGAAAACTCTCTGACTACTCTCAATAAGAAAGACCCTGTTTCTGAACACAATACAGTTCTTTGGAACTCTGGTGTTGAAGCAAACAAGGAAGTTGCGCGTAAGCAAAAGCGCAAGTTGCAATACATTTCAAACATCTATGTTGTTAAGGACCCTGGTAATCCTGACAACGAAGGTAAGGTGTTCCTCTTCAAGTTTGGTAAGAAAATCTTTGACAAGATCAATGAAGCAATGAATCCAGATTTTGAAGATGAGACTCCTCTGAATCCTTTTCACCTGTGGGAAGGTGCAAACTTCAAGTTGAAGATTCGTAAGGTTGAAGGATATACAAACTACGACAAGTCTGAGTTTGATTCTTCAGCACCTCTTTCTCAAGACGATGATGATCTTGAGAAGATTTGGAAGAGCGAGTATGCTCTCTCTGAATTCTTGGATGAAAAGAACTTCAAGACTTATGATGAACTCAAGGCGCGCCTGAACAAGGTGCTTGGTCTTGATAATGATAACGTTGTTCAGTTGAAGCCAAATCCGCCTGTTGCTACTCGACAGGCAGTAGCAGAATCTAAGCCAAAGGCAAACGTTGAATCAGCAAAGCCTTGGGCTGACGATGAAGATGATGATGTGAGTTATTTTGAGAAGTTAGCCGAAGACTAAAATAGTCTTCATCTCCTTTGTAGTAAGTTTGGGGAAGCAGAAATGCTTCCCCTTTTTTTACGCAGCAACAAATGACATACCAGTATTCATTCCAGAACGACCGTAAATATCGCCACCTGAAGTTGTATTCAGATATGTTGTGTTAATCGTAGAGCCTTCATTTGTTGTTCTAGAATTATCTGTAACAACATTAACATTCTGATTACCAGTTCCTGAGGTGCCTGCGCCAGCAGCACCGCTTGTTGTTGGGGTAATTCTGACTGAAGTTCCTGATGTTGTAGTTGGTGTTAGTGAACCCGCATCAGTTTCAGTTGTCTGTGTTGATACTGTAACTCCTGACGTTCCTGTTCCTACTGTTGTTCTTCCTGATTGAGTACCTAAAACATATGACTGCACCGCTTGTCTAGTTGCGCTTCCCATTCTTCCTTGTGCGGATGGGTCAAGAGCATACTTTCCATATTTCAGATTACCAATTAATCCACCTGCAAGTTGACTCGCACTCTTACTTGCAACAAGAGCATAGCCTTCATCAATTTTCTTCAGATATTCGGGGTCTTGAGATTGTGCTTTATAAACTTCACGAATCTTACGCATAATTTCAAGCATATAGAACTGAGAAGATTTTTTCTCTTCCATAGTTACTTCATACACCCAACCATCTGTAATGGTGCCTCCACTATAGTTGCTTGGTAATGCCATTTTTAGATTGGCGTTACGAATAGAAATATAAATCGCATTGAACGGAGGATTTATCTTACTTACTTGATAAATTGACATTGCAGTATTGAATGCGGTATTCAAGAATGCATCAATCAGTTGTTTCTGACCATCACTCGGATTATTTTCTTCACGAACGGTCGCTTTCTTAGCAATGTCTCTATCAGCAAGAACAAGAACTTTGTCAATAATTTTTGGTGGTGGCGCTTTCTTTTTCTTACCAAACACGCTACCAATAACAGAGCCGATGAATCCGCCAATAGGACCACCAATTGCGGTACCAATGTATGTGAGTGCTGCTGTTGTTGCTGCACCCTTAATATCTCCTTGGAACAATTGCATAATTGCTGCTGTGTAAGGTAGTGCTTGGTTTACTGCATAACCAAACTGACCTGCTGTTCCAAATGCAGAACCGGCAGCACCAAAAGAATTAGCAGACATACCTGAGAAGAAATTGGCGCCTGTTGCAAATCCAGACCCACCTAAAACACTTGCTGCGTATTGAGAGAATGTTGCGCCTGCTGCTGGTCCACCAAAGAATCCAAATGAACGACCTACTGCTGTGCCTAGTCCTGCAAATCCGCCTGCTGCTGAGAATGCACTAGGCAGCATTGCAAGAGAACCTAAGAATCCTGCGCCTGCTGCACCGGCTACTCCAGCACTTCCTGCTGCTCCGCCGGCTGCTGCACCTCCTCCAGTTCCTAAAATGGTAGGAAGAACGTATTTCTGCGCTGCTGCTTGAATACCAAAGTTTGCTGCTGCTCTTAAATATGGGTTCTTAATTTTAGAAGTGATTTTATTCGCAACAAAAGAGACTGCCATGTTTCCTAAGAAACTCGCAAAATCTCCCCCAAAACTTCCTCCCATAGAGCCTCCGCCAGTTGCGCGAGGCTGAGAATTGATTGCAGTTACAATTGCACTAGTTTGTGCATCCATACCTGCTAAGTTATTTTGGTCTGCTTGTGAAGTGACAGAAACGTTTTGCTGAGTGCTTGCATTCATAGCATTCAGCGACATGCGTTGACCTTGGGCAGTCAATTCATAACTTTGTCTGGTTATGTATGATGTATCTGAAATATCCGATGCAACTTCTGAACCAACAAGACCATATCGGTTGCCTTGGTTCATCGACAAGTCTGCCGTGCTTTGCGCTATTTGATATCGATTTGCGTTTGGATTAAAGTCAGGCGTTCTCATTCCCTGTCCTCTACCCATACCCATGAGTTCACCCATACCTCTTGTGGTGAATCCCATAAAGCCTTGTTCAAGTGTATGCTTTAACTTATCTTCTTCGCTTGCAAAGTCTCCAGCGTTTGTTACGGAAACAAGTAGAACACCATTTAATGTTCTTGCGCCAGTTGACAGTAAGTTATCTTGTTTACCTACAAGAGTTGTTGTTGGCTGTTGAGGTAATCTCATACCTCCATAGCCAACTCTCTCCATGTCAGGCATTGCTACACCACCAGTAAATCCTTCTCCTGGTGTATACAGTCTTCCTGTAGTTGGGTCTCTTACTTGCTGTGCTCGAGTTCTATCTTCCCAACCAAATAGACCTTGAATTGCATTTGTAGATTTTGCTGCAAAGACTTCAGCCATGTAGCCGATGCCTTCTGCTGCTGATCTAAATCCATATGACTGTGCAATTGTTTCTGGTCCAGACGCAATGCCTGTTAAACCAAACAACAATTGTTCCATAGCAATTTGCTTATTACCTTTAGCAAAGTTGCCGATAATTTGACCAGTGAGTGCTTTAGCGCCTTGTGCGCCTACTGTGCCTGAGAACAGTCCTTGACCAATACCAATTGCAAGACTATTCAGATATGCTTTACCTAACTGCGAAACCGCAGGTGCAAGCATACGACTATATTCTTTACCAATTACTTTTTCGAGTGCGGATGCAGTTTTTTTATCTAAGTCAAGTGCTTTACCCAATTGCATACCAGCATAGCCAGTGCGCGATGCTTCTTGTGCGGTGACTGGTCTTCCGCCAGGCGCATATCCTACAGATTTTAAGAAATTATTTCCAAAGTCTTTGAATGCTTTCGTGAGTGTTCTATCAAATGCATTCAAGAAACCTTGTTGGGCTTTCTTCAGATATTCGTCTGCTTCTTCCTCAGGCGTTAATACTCTACGGGTACTTCTAAGTCTTCTCGCATAAAGTCTAGCGGCTTGTTGAGTATTTTGTCCAAGACCTCTTGTTTCTTTTTCTACTTTACCTTGAGATTTTTTAATGTCTTCAAGTGTTTCTGTTGCTTTTGCGTCATGAACTGGTACTGGCTCTTCAGGACCTCTTACTGCGGTTCCACTTGGTGTGGTTGCTGCGACTGGTACGACACCAGCCTCAATAAGTCTATGTCTTCTATATGCATCAGCCCTAGGATTTCCTGTAGAAGGAATTACCATGCCAGGTCTATATCCTCTTTCTACTGAAGGAATTCTTCTTCCTGTAACTGTGATTGTGGGTAAAGATTCAACGGGTCCAGTTGGAGGAGAAACTGTTTCTGTTGGAGCCCCTGGAGGGCGAGCATTTGAACCTAGAGCATAACCTCTTGATGCATAAGAGGTTGATGATTGGGGTCCTCTTGCTGCTGAAACTGCTTCTGTTGTTGAGCCTGCCGGTTTTTCGGCTCCTACAGGCTGTGTTGTTGGATAATAGTATGCCATTGCACGACTATCACCTTCAATACTGATCATTGCACGTTGAAGTGCTGGAATTTGATCCGGAGTAATTCGATCATCCGGTTTAATTCCAGTCATTCTACTTACATCACTAATATACTTATCAGTATTATTTTCACTCTTAGGTGCATACTTTGAAATGAACTGTCTGAGTGTCATTCCTCTTCTTTGCGTATCCAAAACAATTTGTTTACGCATTGCAGCCATGCCTGCTTCAGGTGTAGCAAATCTAGCAAACCCACCTTCACCTTCAGTTGCACCTTCTAACACACCACCAGGTCTAGTTAGATTTGCACTATATCTTAAATTTCCTGGATTATTATTTCTTACAGAAAGAGGCTGATTCCTACGTGGAGCGTTAGGAATATTCATTCCCGGATTATTTCCTGTGGCAGGAGTCTCCGGTCTGCTTCCTGGCTGTTGTCTTACTCCAGGAGTTCTGCTTCCTCTAGGAGCCGTTGTTGATCCTGGTCTTGCGCGACCTGCATTTGGTGCTAAAGTATAGCCTTCTGACGCATAAGGAGTTGGTCTTTGTTCTAATCTTGGTCTTTGTGCTGTTCTATTTCTATTTTTGTATAACGTTGCAGCATAAAGCGCACCAATAGGACCAAAAGCATTAAATCCTTGACCGCCACCCGGACCACCACCCATACCTCCGCTCTGCTGATCTTCCATCATGTAACTTACAACATCATAAATGTCATAAGCAAGAAGACCCCAACCTAGATAAGGTATTGCGCGTTTTCCTAGCGCGCCAATTCCAATTTTGCTTCCTACTTTGCCTCCAAGACGCGACCAGAATCCAGGACGTTTGAATGCCGCATCATTTGCAGCACCACCCATACCGCCTCTGCCGCCTCCAGGAAAAGGAATTACATTTGATGGTGGTCTTGCTGCGCCTCTTGCACCAAATAAACCTCTTAGTCCTCTCGCACCAAGAATAGCACTACCTGCTGCGCCAGCAAGTCCTGCAAGTTTTCCTCCGCGCCCACCTCTACCTCCGCGCCCACCTAATGCTTTTCCTGCTAATGCGCCGAGTGCTGCGGTACCAAGCCAATCTAAGATAGAGTCAAAGAATCCTCCTTCGCTACCACCACCAGAACCTCCGCCAGGAGAACCTGCGCCTGCGCCTTGTCCTGTTGTTAGTTTTTCTAATGCTTTTAGAAGACGTTCTTGATAGTTTCTAGATTCTCTCTCAGACTCTTCTGCAAATTGCATCTGACGTTTCTGATCTTGAACCTGATACCCTAATAGACTACTCTGAGCCCTGATGCTTTGGTTCATCTGTCTCAGTTGTCTAGCCATGTCAAGGCTAATTACATTGTTTCGTGCTTGTTGATCTACAAGTTTTTCTGTTGCATTTGCTTGACGTTCTTCTGCTGCGGCAGTTTTACTGTCTTGAATTTTAGCCGCTCTGCCGCGCACATCTTTAGCAAATGCCATGGCACCGGTGAGCGCAGGCATCTCTCTCATGGCAGCATATTTTGCTCCTTGAGCGAGTCCTTTTAGCCCACCGACTGCTGCATCGGAAGCCATTTGACCAAGTGCTTGAGCGTAACTTCCTAATTGAGCCATTACGCATTACCCTTCAGTTTCATTTCTATCTTCTCCTACTTTGTGCGGCTTGCATTTGTTGTTGATCTTGTATTCTTTGATTCTCTTCAGTCACATGTTGAGAAAGTAGCATTAGATAGACTTCACGTTCAAATGGAATCATATTTTCTATGTCAGACAAACTATATTTATGATGTTGTACCAAAGCAAAGTTTGTCTGATAGAAGTTCTTTAGACTCTCCTGTCCGATCAGAATACGAAAAAACTTGTCAAACCCTCCAATGTAATTTCGTCTTCACATCCACAACCTTTGCATTTCCACTTTACAGTATGCTTCAGTTTTGGCATAGTATCAAAGAATTTACCGCACTTAGCAAATTGATCTTGTGTCATTGAATCAATAAAATCATTCAATTCTTGCTTAGTGTAATCTTCTTTTTTGTATACGTTTTCGTTGTCAAAGATGTATTCAATAGAACTCATCATTGCCTCAGCGGCAATTTCAAGTTGAGACTTGTCTTCAACATTATCCATCATATCTAAGTCAGGTGTTGGATACTTAAACTTAATACCAAGTCCGGACTTTTCATCTAGAATAAACTTGTCTTCATGCTCTACAGATTTAATTACTTCAACATCCATCAGATTAACTTTGTGTATAGTTACTGCATCACAAATTTCTTCTTTGCTGTTTAATCCTGTTGCATGACGAAGATTTAATTCAACTTCTTCACCAATTGATTTTGCGCGAAGTTTAAGGAAGATGTATTCCAAATCAAATGTTGGAAGTTTTTCTACATCAACTTCTTCACTCAAAACGCAGTTTGAAACGATCTGACGCATTGCAGTCACCGTTTCTTTAAAGTTTTGTCCTTCAAGTGCAAGTAAAAGAATTTTCTGTTCTTTAACTAGAAAGGGTCTGTATTTTACTGGTTGACCCGTAGACGGTAACATCAACTCAAATAAAGGTACATCAATTTTAGGTAGTGCCATAGTTTTTCTCCATTGTTAAAAATCAAAATCAGCCATCGCTATTTTGTGTATAGTATTCAGTATTTCCAAATGTATAGTATCTATAATTAAGAGTCACACCAAATCTTTGATAAGTGTTTGTTTCTTCCCATGTTGCATTCATAGGGGTAATTGCTACAGGAAATACATTCCAAAGAGTATAATAAAATATTGTATTTCCTTTTGGATCTAATTGTCGAATAGTAAGAGTAACATCTCTTGCATAGTCAGTATGATATCTGACTAGTCCTGCATAACCTAATCGTCTTGTTTGAGGTGTTGAAACAATGTAATCTAGCCACAATTCAAAAAATGAACGTTCGATCATATCTTCAGCACATATGACTGAAATATTCATATCGTTGTAGGTTACATCATAGGGCAACTTTAAAGTAGGACCGCCTGCACCAACATCATCAACTGTGGCTAAACTTCTTCCTGGAAATTCAGCAGTCTCACACCTAAATGAGAATGAATCTTTTATCTGACTTATTGTTTGATAATTATTCAGAGGAAGATTATCCGTACCATCTAATGTTGCAATAAAAAGATTGGGTCTGACCAACTTCTGTATTGACGATTTAAATTCTGATAGCGTTCCGATGTTAGACATTTATCGACCTATTTTCTTTCGTGAGTCTTCCCAGATTCGTCCTGTATCGGACTTTCTGAATGATTCTGTGGGTAGAAATAATGCAATATCCCATTCAGTTGCAGGTATTTCTAAAAACTGAGAACGAACGTGATTTCTCAAATACTTTTTAATTGTTGGCTTAAAGAATCGATACTTTGAAGCACTTTGTAAAATTGAATAAGACACTTTCATTCTTGTTGTTGCGTCATACTTTTTATTCGTGACATTTGGATATAATGCATCCATCAACTTTGCACGAAGAATTGGAGGTAAATAATGGAAGTTGATACCTAAGAATCCATCTTGTTCAAATCGAACCGGAAAGATCAGAGGAAACGTATCATAGTATGGCAATTCTTTCTTCATTTTAGGATCATAACGAAACGCATACATGAGTCCGTATTCCATATCTGACGTTTTTCTTGTTGCATCAGCGGGTCCTAGAATACGACTTGAAGTAATATTGCCACTTACTCTACCTGCTTGATTCCTGTACCAATCCCTCGCAGCCTTTGTTCTTGCAGGCACGATTCCTTGGCGAACGCCTTGTTGTAGAATGTTATCGAATATTGTTGTCATGCTTCTATTTATCTCAAATCTTTGTCTGTAATGATCTTAAATTCCCATAATCTGTCTTCGCAGAACTCTGTTGCTGCTTTCCACTTTGCTTGATTGACACCCCATGTTGCGACTTCATTTAAAAACCGTCTTGTAGGTCTACCGGTTGGTGTATCTTTACGTTTTGGGGGTTGTGTTTGAACATGCGGCTTGATTTCGATTAGCGCGGACTTAATTTCGCCCTTTTTGTCTTTATACTTGATATAAAAATCCACAAAATATCGATGCCATCGATTGTCGATGGGAGACTTATACGGTATAACAACCTCTTCAGAAGACCATTCAAGAATATTTGGATTCAAATCGCAATATACCATGAATTTTCTTTCAAGTAGACTGCGATAGATGACATTTGTTGAGTCACCTTTATATTTTTGATAGTTTTTTGGCTTGAATCGACCTTTGTATGACATAAATAGATGAGATCAAACTTTCGTTTCACAAGGGAACATTAATGGCATTCGTCTTATACACAGAAAAACCTAGCGCCGGATACTATCCAACAACGGATAATCTATATTTCGGCGTTGGGGAAAATGGTAGCATTGATTCTGCACACGCACCATATGCGATACCAGTTGCACGATTTGAATTTTATAACAATAGGGGCGAACCAGAACCATCTGCACCTGTTATTTATGTTCGATTTACAACAGGATTCGACTCTAACCTATCTCAAGGTTGGCAATCCGTTCAAGCATTCGGTGCATCTTATGCTGGATTGACTGGTGTAGACAATCCAGCAAAATCATTCTTAGATCAGTTTGGTCTTGGCATGAACCTGCTTGAAGCAGTAGGAAAAAGTGCATATGAAAGTTTAACACGACAAATTTTAAACGCAATGGTTGGCGTTACAGGATTTGCTGCTGGTATGGGTGCAGGTGGTAAAACCCAAGCAGAATTCTTAATGCGTAGAATGGTCAATAACTTTCAACAACTTGCTTATGCAGGTCCTGTGTTTAGAAGATTTCAACCTTCGTTTACAATGCGACCAACATCACCTGATGAGGCTGAAGCGATGAATCAAATCATTGCATCTTTCAGAGTAGCATCATCACCAAAAACAGATATTAATACCGATGCATTGTCTTCATTAGGAAATACTGAAGTAGAAAATATTGCAAGTGCTGCATCGACTGAACAAAATAAAGATCAAACTGCCGAACAAGCACAGCAAGTTGCTCTGGCGCAGGAAGTAGACTCCGCAACTGCTGCATTAATTGGTTTAGGAACTGATGAAAAAGATTATGGTACTCCATTGACGTTCATCTATCCTGACATGGTTAAATACTCAATCTATCTTCTTGTAGGTGGTCAAACAAATCTTTTATTCGACTCTGAACTGTGCATGATTGAGAACGTATCAATTAACTACGGTTCTCAAAGTAAACTTGCATTCTTTGAAGCCGATCAAAACAAATACTATCCAACTGAAGTTACTCTTACTTTGTCTCTACAAGAGAGCGTTCTTGTAACAGCAGAGAGAGCAGCGGAAGATTACTATCAAGATTTGGTAATATACTAAAATGCCTGGATTCTTTTCAAAAGCACAAAAGACAATTTTCAAAGTTGATGATTACGACTTTGTTGAAGCGGTTGATTTAACCACCGGTTTTAAGTCAAAAGATTTTCTTCGTGATTTTGCCGGCATCTCTTATCAGCCGTATGTGATTCAAGACGGAGAAAGACCAGATAACGTTGCAAATAAAGTCTATGATGATCCAACATTAGATTGGGTTGTGTTGTTAGCCAATAACATTCATAGCATCTATGACGAATGGCCTAAAGATACAGAATCATTCAAGCAATATATCATTCAAAAATTTGGTAGTCTTGAAACTGCTATGGCTACAGTAAAGTATTATTACGATGGAAACGGAAACGTAATCAATGCTACTGATTATAGCGCACTTGCAGCAAATACGGGTAAAAGAATTGAAACAGAATATCAGTATGAATTGCGTATTAACACAAACAAATCTAAAATTAGAGTGTTTACTCCAGGTGTCGCAAGAACAATGGCATCTTCACTAAGAAATCTAAACAGAAAACCCATCGTATAAGTTATGACGCGCCTAGTAATTGCACCTCCGTCAGGAAGTATAAACACACCAACAGGATTTACGTTAGAAAATCCTGAAGTACCCATTTATGATAATCCGTATGGTCAACCAGAACCAACATTTGGTCCTGATGTTGACGTTAGAGAAATAACTCTAATTTTAAACAATGGTGGACTTAAAATCGATCTGCGCGGTTACTTTGAAACTGTTGTGGTAAATGAGAGCATGTTCAATATGAAGATTCACGGATTTATCATATTGAATGACAGCGTGGGCGCATTAGAAAAGTTTGAGATTCGCGGCGGTGAAACTCTAGGAATGAAAATCTATAAGCCTGAATCCGAAGACATTCTGATTTGGAGAGAAGATTTTATCATCAATAAAGTAAATAAGCATGAAGTTGATGCTATGACAGGCAATGCAAAATATCAACTCATGTTTACTTCAAATACTTTCGTTCGTTCAATCAAGAAAACAATTTTTAAATCTTATAAAAACGTGCCGCTGATTGATGCGGTAAAAAGTTTATACGGAGAAATGTCTTCAAACGATTTAATGTATGAAGACCCTCAAGTAACATTAAACGATGCTTATATTTGCACAGGACTTCATCCTCATAAAGCAATTGACTTTTTAACTCAAAGAGCATCAGGACCATTAAAGTTTTTTGTTTTCTACGAAAGATTTGTTCCAGTTACGGGACAATATATTAACGGAAGACCATTTGCAGGTTCTCATTACTTTGGATCGATTGAAAGTTTGATTGATTCTGCTGGAACAAGTGGAATTAAAACTATTGTGTTTGGTCCAAAAACAAACGCAAATCAGGAAGACGGTAATACAATTCGTGCGACTAAATTTGTAAAAGAAGCAAACTTTAATCAACTCGAATCTGCTTTATTGGGTTTGAATAGAACCCAATTTACCTATCTCAATTTAACAAATAGAACATCGGAAACATCTGCAATATCTTATTCTGATCCAGACTTCTTTACTGAAGTAAGTAAAGATTTATACAGCACTTCCTTTTTGGATACAAAAAATAGATTCTTTATGGATCAAGATGTAAATCCAACAGAAATAGGAAACAGAAAAGTAACGACATTAAATTCTTTCGGAAATAAAACCAAAGATGGTTGGCTGCCTTATAATATCTTCGGTATGCTTACTAAAAATTTATTTAAGGTTGGCGTAATTGTTCAGGGTGGAACAAATGCAATATCAGTAGGAAATATTGTTCAATTTAATGTAATCAGTTATTTTGAACGAATGATGAATGCATCATCCGGCTCACCTCCGCTTGATGAAATCTATTCAGGTAGATATTATGTAACTGGCGTAACTCATGCAATTACACAAGAGAAATATCAGAAAACTTTAGAACTAAGTAGAGGATCAAGTAGAAAAGATTTCTTGTCTGAAAATCTTCTAATAGATAAACTAAAAACAACATATCCAAATTTAGCAAATCTTTTTACCAGGTAATCAAACATGGCACTAACACTATCATTTACAGAATATGCTGCGATGAAAGATTATCGCGCACATGAACTTGTTGAAAAACAAATCCTTTACAATCAAGGTAAGAAATACGGACAGGCTGTGTTTCTTGCTGGCGGCGCAGGCTCAGGTAAAGGATTTGCTATCAAGCACTTTATGCAAGGCGAAAATTTTAAAATTCGCGATGTTGACGAACTTAAGATGGCATTTCAAAAGTTAGATGCGCTTGGCAAATTCAACGTTGCAACCATATTAGACAAATTAAACGAAAGAGATCGTGCGCTAATTCAAAAAGAAGTAATCGACAAAAAACTAAAACTTAGCGATTTAAATTTGAAAACGCCAACTCATGTGTATATTCTTCACATGGTAGTTAAAGCAACAGGCGCTAAAGATAAAACTCTTGATTTGCTTTTAGGTGATGCTACTGCCGGCAGATTACCAAACATCATCTTTGATGTGACATTCAAAGACATGGATGATTTAAACACTACAATTCCATTGCTTATCAAAGCAGGATATGAAACACGAAACATTCATTTGAGTTGGGTTCTGACAAATTATCAAATTGCAATCAAGAATAACAAATCTCGCAGTCGAGTAGTGCCAGAAGATATTCTATTAGCCACACATAGAGGTGCAGCACAGACTGTTTACAGTCTGGTTAGCAAAGGTATTCCTGCTGAAGTAGATGGCGGCATTTACGTCATTCTAAATAATCCAGAGAATACAATTTACATTGTTGATCCTAAAACTGGTAAAGAATATCGTGATGCAAAGAATCGACCAGTCATCAAAGACTTTGAGTATCTACAACTCAAAGAGCCAGGCAAACCAGCAAAAAAAGAAATTGAAGTTAAAAAACAATTGCTGACTTGGATTCGCGACAATGTTCCTCCTG